TTACATTTCCCGCGCAGTTTTTACTCGCTTGTTCGATGAATCCGTGCCCGTGTGTAGAACACCTCTGGATTTATTAAATGAATAGCGAATATGCACAATCGCTCTTTTACGTCCCCCCTCTAATGGTTCTATCGTCTCCACTATAATCTCATCGATGAGTGTTTTCATAATTTCACGTTTCGTTTCAAGAGTGATTTCATTTTCAATTTTCGTTCTCAATTCATAAAGCAATTCTTCAGCAGAGTCAAACTGATAAGCTAGATCCTGCTCTGCGGCCATTAACTTATCAAGTTCTTTTACGCGTTGTTCTAATGTTTCTGTTTCTAATAAAATATCTTGTAATTGTTTTTCAACATCGATTGCTTTGATCATTTTCTGTCGATAAAGTAAAAGAATGCTTTGTCTTTCAGGTTCTTTTTCCTGTATTCTTTTTAGGATCATTGATTTTTCCTCGATATACTTAGCCTTGTAAGATTTTCTTGTATCCATTCCTGTTTCAAGTTCCTTTAAAGCTTCACCTGGATTCTTAATAAAACGAAGGCATTCTTGCCAAGTTAATTCTTCGATCCAATCGGCGGGAATGTTTTTAGAATAACATTTGCCCCGAAGAGGCCCCTTATAAGCTGTCTTTCCACCGCACATATAATAAGCTGTTTTTCCCCTTTTTGGTCCGTTGAAGGCACCCCCGTAATATTTTAAACCGCAGCATCCACATTTAATAATCCCGCGTAACAAATAAAATCTTGTATTATTTCGAAAAGCTTCGATTTGATTATCTTTTAAAGTTTGTTGAGCTCGGTTCCAAATTTCTTCAGATACTATCGAAGCCACCTCGCGTACGATTAATTCTCTTTCTCTAGTTGCCCGTTTTCCGTATTCATGAATACCTTTGTAAGTTGGATTAATAATCATATTTCTTATCCGTCCGGGACTCCATAAACCAGCTGTATTTTCTTTGCGTTTACCTTTCTTTACCTTACGACCATGTACAACGTATGAAGGCGGGATCCGGAGTGAATTAAAATAATCTGCAACTTTAATTGTCGACATTTTTTCATTGCCCACCAGATGGTACATCAGTCTGATAACACTTGCCTCAGACAAATCAGGTTTGCCAGGTAGAGGTTCTTCATTAACTTCAAGAAATCTTTCATCATTAACCCGGTACCCAAAGGGTACGATTCCACCAAGCCATTTCCCCAATCGAGCATGCCGATTCGCTCCATGCCATAATGTATCGAGGAGAGTGTCACGGTCAAACTCAGCTTGGCCAGCGAGGACTGTAATGATAAATCTTCCCATTGGGTCACCAGTATCGAAGGGTTCTGTCATACTTTTGATTTTAACCCCATGCTCTTCGAGCTGATAAATGGCATCAAGCGTGACGCGGGCCTTTCGGCCAAGACGCTTCATGTTGTAGATGAGGACGGTTTTGAAACGTCCTGACTTTGCATCTTCCAGCAGCCTTTTTCCGTCCTCGCGCTGATCCAAGCCAATTGTACCGGTAACCCCATCATCTTTGTACCAGTCCACGATATTCAATTTATGTAGTTCGCAATATTTTTGAGCAAATTCTATTTGATTTTCAATGGTTTCCCGTTCCTGTTGATCATCCGAAGACACGCGGGCATATACGGCAACTTCTTGCTCTTGATATACATTTGTAAAATTAAGCATTTATAATTCCTCCCATTAAAAATTTATAGCTTCCTCTAAGGCCTCCATTGGTAGGAAAAGGCGTTTTGAGGTCTGACCTTGCCTCCAGGCGATGCGAGGCATGTTAATGGTTATTTGTCCTGGATTCCCGGAAGGGATGATTATATCCTCTGAAACAACTTGTGCACCCCGCTCGCCAGTGAAGAAACGTGGCTCACAGCTTTCATAATGCCGGTCAATTTTCACATGCAACGGCTTGTCCCAGTCAAAGCCCTGCTGATGCTCAATGACAAGCGTGAAGGGGCGGGAAAAGTCCTCACCGTTATAAACGGCATGGATGCTCGGTTCATTCGAGGTTGCTTCATTTTCTACAGAGGTTTCTTGTGCACCTGATTCAATAGAAATGTTTTTATATGTAAATGCTGCCGCAATAAATTCCGCACCATCGATACGTTCCTTGATTTGATTAAAACGGCGGCGAGCAAATTTTTCTGGGAGTTGAAACTCTTTTGCAATCAAATCGATTGCTTCCGATTCGTACCAAGGCAACTCAATATTCTGTATCATAAAAAATGGAATAGCAGCGTAAAGGCTAAACATTTCCGCATCGTTCTCCTGGAGCTGCTTGAACAATGTTGGCATTCGCCGCTGATCACCAGCATGACGAAGGACATGGCATAGTTCATGGAAAAACCTTCTGCGCTGTATGGCCAAATTATTAGAACGATTCAGAAAGATTACATTCAACTCATTGTCAGAGAAGGAAGGACGGTCATAGTAAACGACTTCCACTCCAAATAGTTGCCCAATTCTTTCAATATCCAGATCAGCAGGCGTCAATAATCCTTTAAGGCGGTACTGAGATTCAATCCACTGTTCGAGTGGGGTTTTGTAGTAGTTGGAAAAATTCATAAATAATCCTCCTGATGGGTACATATGTTCTATTTTAAGGTGAAAAGAAAAGCCATTGCTGGCTTGAAAAATATTGCCTATTATCTGTTTTTAAGACTTTCCATGTCTGCTTCAAGTTTGAGCTGGCGACGATTCAGGATGTCGATGCTATGCTCGTGTGTATTTAAGTCAGAAGATACTTTACGTTCGAAGCTTTTCTGTGAAGCATCATTTCTTTTTGCCATTTCGAGAGTTTCCAGCACGGCTTGTTTGATCAAAGGAATGTCTTCAGTGTTTGTTTTTACGTGATTTAATTCCTTTTCGAGTCCACCTATTCTCGTATTTATTTGTTTCAGTTCTCCAAGAATTTGGGCCAGTATTTGGTCGCTCATATTTTAAATCACCTGGTATTCGTTTATTTGTAATAGACAACTTTTGTTACAGTGGTGCTTTCTTTTCCGTAGCGATCAACGAGTTTGAGATTGTAAATATTTTCACCTTTGCTTAAGTTGACTTCAACTGCACCACTATAGATTTCGTTATTCGCACGTCTTCCGCCGAGTGTATACTTCCTTTTCTCCCCATTTACATAAAGCGACGGGTTGTTATCATATTTATCCACCCACTCAAACCAAATATTAAATACACTTCCACTAGAGGTGAAGGTAGGTTCTGGATCAACTAAGTTAAATTTAGGTGGAAGAATTGTAAATTCAATGCTTTTTGATACAATCGAAGTCTTCCCCTGATAGTTTGATTTCACCTCAACATTGAACATACCATCTTTTGTAATAAATATATTACTACTAAATTCACCATCAAATCCGACCAAGATTTCATCACCATTTACTGTTACAGTAGCATTCGGTTCAGTTTCGCCTTTAACTAGAATAGATGGTTTTCCCCCTGTAAGGGTATCCGCTTTTACTACGTCAACCCAAAGATGAGGCCCATTATTATCTTTACTAGAGGAATTTGAGGTATCGGTTTGTTTGGAAGAATTTGAAGTACTACTTTCTCCAACGTTTTTAATCGCACGATACAATAATGCCGCAGCTTCAGCACGTGAAATTGAATTGAGAGGCTTGAAAGTTCCGTCTTCATAGCCCGTAATAAGATTGTTTTCAGCAGCAACATTTACGTATTTCTTGAGCTGCGGGGATATTTTAGCCTCATCTTTAAAGTGAGAACTGTATGTTGCAGTATCCAACTCCATAATCTTTACCAGTGCGGTTGCGACGTCTTCTCTGGTAGCGTCTGCACTAGGATCAAAGAACGCTTTGCCTTTTGGGGGAAAATAGCCGGTGAGATAATCTTTTGCTGCAGTGATGTACGGAAAGGACCATCTCGAAGCCGGCACATCACTAAAATAAACAGTCTGTGTAACAGATTGATCAAGTGAGAAGGTGGCTGCAATCATTTTTGCGAATTCTTCACGGCTAATTGAGTTGCTCGGTCGGAATGAGCCGTCTTCATATCCGTTGATAACCTTTCTTTCGCTCATACTGGTCACGGCTTGGTAGGCCCAGTTATCGGATTTGATATCATTGAACTGAACGATCATCGTGCCATTGTTAATGATGCCGTTGTTTACGTTGATTGTGTCAGCAAAGGCGCTAGTGGGTGCGGCGACAAGAGAGAGGGTAAGAACTAACGACAACAGTTTTTTCTTCATAAGTTAAGTATCCAACAGATTGTCCCCATCGGTTGGGGGATTTGCTCAGTTATTATACATGGGATTACTTCAAATTTGTTGCAATTGTTTCAAAATAGAGAAAAATTAATGGAATCACTACAAGAATGAAAATCAAAATGAATAGTGTCCGCCAACTTATTAGTTTCTTTGGTGATGTGCTCTCGCTTTGGAAATTATGCTCTTTAATCTTATTATTAGTTATTCTGTCACCTATGATCTTATTTTTTTGTTTAAAGGGCTTTCCACAAGCCTTGCAGTATAATGCATCATTATCATTGTGTGAACCACATTTTGAACAATACATATAATCTCCACGTTTATCCCCATCGGCTGAGGGACTTGTTCAGTCATTCTGCTTTTTTACTTCCTTAGCAGCTCGTAGTTTCATTTCACGATAACGAAGGAGAGCTGCTTCCATTTCGGCAATTTCGTCCAAACTGTATTTTTCTGGGCCGCCATAAAAGGACATGTTTGTTTCTGGCTTTTTTCTAACAAGTGATCGTCCGCTTAAATAGTCCGTGTCACAATCGAATATATCAGCGATTTTATTGAGGGTATCAATCGGTGGGAGCTTAGTTCCATTTTCATATGCAGTATATGTTGAGCGTGCTATCCCTATAAGATCAGCGACGTATTCTTGTGTCCACTTTGAGTCTTTTGTTTTAAGTGATTCTCTTTCACCCCTGATTCTTTTTCCGACAATCAGCATGTTTTTGACACCAACTTTTAAAAAGGATAACTATATTATAATGTTCCTGAAAGAAACAATAAAGTTATGTTCTTAAAAGAAACAATAATGGTTGACATGTTCCTTTGGGTAACATATAATCAACTCATAAAGTTACTTAAAGGAACATTGGAGGTGGAATATATGAGGCGTTGGCTGAAGGTTTTGCGTGAAGCTGCAGACAAAACACAGGAACAGGTAGCAGATGAGGCTGGAATTTCTCGAAGCTATTATACAAATATTGAGGCTGGGATTAAAACTCCAGCAGTGACCGCTGCTAAATCTATTGCAAAGTCGTTAAATTTCCCGTGGGAAAATTTTTTTAAAGAAGAATGTTCCTTTAAAGAACATTTTGATAAGGAGGTGGGTTAGGTGGAGAAGTTGCAATCATGTCCGCGCTGCTCAAACGAAGAGAACAAGCCGGAGCAAAACTACTGTGGAGTTTGTGGGCTGGATTTGAAGCAAGGAGAACGCGAAGACCGCATTCGTGAAATCGTGAGGGAGGAGATGGCCGCCGCTGCAACGACGGCCATCCTGAAAGAAGAAATTCGATTGCTTGAAGTGCGCAAGCGCCAGACTGAAAAATTAATTACTGATCCTGAAGCACGCCAGCGGATTTTAACTGTTTTAGAAGCTCGGCGTTGTTCGCTTCAATCATCTGTGCAACTGCACGAATAATTCCTTTGGAAGCAGCTTCTTTAAGGGCAACCTGCATGTATGCTGGAGTATCTAAAGTGCTATCTAGCGCTTCAACCTCTTCTTCGCTAGCGGCTGCCATGTATTCTATGAAGCCACTTTCCGCAAGTTTTTCGGCATTAAGACCAAGTTTATTCATCATAGTTCCTCCCTTTCTGCAAAATGTGATCTAGACAATCCCATTTTAGCAGAAAGAGGAAATTTATTCAGTGAAGGAGGTGATGTATTTTGGAAATTCAAGATATCCGTGAAATTAAGGAAACAAAGAAACCCGATGAAGTTAACCTGCTGATTGAACAGGGTTGGGTTCTGGATTACCGGGAGCATGGTCAAGGCTACTCCCGCTATGTACTTATCAAATTCAAATAAGGGGGAGGAAGTGTGGAGAATCCAAAAGGTATCGAATATACAGCTGCCTATGAGCCGGATATGAGCAAAATGGTTAAGGCGTTACGGATCGTTAAGGAGGCACCGCTTCCGAAGCAGCCGGAGCAAGAGCAAAGTAAGCGGGATACCGCATGAGAGAAGCCCGCCAGGCGGTACCAGCACCAACGGGCAGCGGAAAATTGCGGGGGAGGAGTAAAGCGAACTCTTGCCTCTATAGTACCTCAAAGGTTCGCTTTCTCCTATTCCATATGGAATAAAAAGGAGAAAAGAGAAAATGAAGATTGGAGCGATTATGCAAGCTTGCAGAGAACGGGCGAGCTTGAGTCAGGAGGAAATGTCTTATCGGCTGAACCGTTCTCAGGGTTACATAAGCAAAGTTGAGAGCGGAAAATCGATACCTGATTTTCCGACGGTTGTAAACTGGGCAACGGAAACAGAGTCTAGGGAAGTTGTTGTTGCTTACCTCTTTGGTATTGAAGGGATCCATATCATGGAATACATTTTGCGGGAAAAGCCGCTGGAAGCGAGGGTTTGAGCATGGAACATTTATCAATTCTGACAGTTAAGACACGCCTGCGGGAGATTCGGGAAATGCACTATGCATTGTCCAGAACACAGGATCGAAATGGGCAATGGGATTGGTTTTTGGAAAAAGAAATGGTGGAGCTTATGACTTTTATTGCAAATGAAAAAGTCCGCCTGGCGGGGCGGACCGGTTTGAGAACACGTCTTATGAGTCTCTTAACGTCCATTGTAAACCTTGACCGCAAAAAGCGCAAGGAGGGGGCGGCATGACGGAGCAACAAATAAAAGATTTCGGCCAGGCCCTTGCAGAACGCTTTAAGCAGGTGAGTGATGAAAGGGCTGCTGCTGAGAAGAGGTTCCGTGAATCATTCTATTCCCCGACATCAACCCGCTTTGAAATGCTGGAGCTGGAGCGTAAACGGGATATTGCCCAGGCCTCATATGATACATGGGTTGAGGTCACCGAAAATCTACCTTCAGAGATTCAAAGCGCATTTACGAGTCATTATCAAAAAATCAATCCTACGGAGGATAAATAAATGAAATCTACTGGAATTGTACGCAAAATTGACGAGCTTGGACGGATCGTTATTCCGATTGAGCTGCGCAGAACGATGAATCTGGAAATTAAGGACCCTGTGGAAATCTTCATTGATGAAGACAAGATCATTTTCCGCAAATATGCACCAGGCTGTGCGATCACTGGTAGCCAAGAAGACTTGATTCATTTCGAAGGGAAGCTTTATAGCCGGGCAATTATTCAGCAAATGGCAGCAGCAGCGGGGATTTAAGCAGGCCAGGCATGGGCTTCGGCCCCTGTCTTGGAATCTCGGACCTTAGAAATAACCTTTCCTCCGTCCGGGATTCCAAGATGCGGCTGACGCATCAAATACATATGAAAGGAGGCAGAGTATGCAAGTCATTCAATCTATTACTGTAGCTTCAGTACCGGCATTTACTTTCTGTGTCGGTGGTGAACACAACGACAGGACAATTATTGAAATTAAGCAAGTGGGTGAAGAATATCCCGATCATGTTCATTCTGAATTTTTGGTTCTTGATGAAGACGGTCAATTAATCGTAAGCATTGAGAACGCTCCGGTGATCGTGGAATATCGTCAGATCGTTGTGCATGAAGACAACGAAAAATAGCCCACGGCAATGGGCTATCACTGTTCTTTGAAAACTTAATTATTCACTTGCCCTCATCTTAGCAGGTGAGGGCGCATTACACAAGAGGGAGTGACTGGAACATGGGTATGGTCACATCATTTTACCCCGACGGTAAGCCAGTGGAGGTTGAAATTACCGCGAAGAATCATTATTCACCGGCAATATTGACACTACGATCGGAAGGGCATTCTGTGCAGCTTCATTTGTCGGACGAAGTTATCGCCGACATTGCTTGCCTGACCAATCAGCATATCGACAAAATCCTATATCCGCAGCCGGTTCCCCCGGCGGCGAAGGAGGGAATCGCTTGAAGCGTATTGTTCTGGAGCGCCTGACGCTCCGCAACTTTAAGGGGATCAAGGAATTCGATGTTCCGGCCAATGGCCGGGACGTTGACATTTTCGGCGATAATGCCACAGGTAAGACCACGATATTCGATGGTTTTTTGTGGCTCCTGTTCGGTAAGGACAGCGAGAATCGCACAGAACAGAAATTCGAGATTAAAGAGCTGAATCTGGTCGGTATGGTTCAGCAGCACAAGCTGGAGCACGAAATTGAAGGCTCGCTCCTGGTGGACAGCACCCGCCGGATATTCCGGAGGGTGTACGCCGAGAAGTGGACCAAGAAACGTGGCGCGCCAGTTGAGAGCTTCGAGGGCCACACAACGACCTACTATGTCGACGGTGTCCCAATGAGCATGCGGGAATTCCAGGCTGAGGTAGACGGAATCATCAAAGAAGAATTGTTCAGACTGCTGACGAATCCTTCATATTTCAATGAGGTGTTGAAGAAGGAGGACCGCCGCAAGGTGCTGCTGGTGGTTTCCGGCGATCTTACGGATGCTGAGGTCATTCACAGCAACAAGGAGTTGGCCGATCTACCGGAAATCTTGGCCGGGCGAGAGATGGAAGCCCACAAAAAGGTTATCGCCGCCCGAAGCGCCGCAATCAATAAAGAAATTAATGAGCTGCCGGTCCGGATCAGCGAGGTTCAGCGACAGATGCCGGACATTGCCGAGCTTGACGAAGAATCGCTCCGAGAAGATATTACTACGTTGCGAGGACGCATTGAGGCGCGGGAGGGAGAAGTTTCCCGCATCCTTTCCGGTGGGGAAGTGGCTGTTAAGGAAAAGCGGCTCCGTGAAATCGATGCGGAGCTGCTGGATATCAAAACCCGGATGCAATCGGCTGTGCTGGATCAGGTGGCCATCAAGCACGGTGCAGTAAACCGACAGTATATCGAGTTGGATAAATACCGCCGGACGGTTGAGGACAAGCAGCAGCGGATTCGCCAGAATGAGCGGTTGGCGGCGGGGCGTCGCCAGGAGGCCGAACGACTGCGGGACGAATTCGCGGCTCTTAAATCAGAGGTCTTTGAGCATCATCATGATGACAACTGCCCAACCTGCGGCCAAACCCTACCCGCCGAACAGATTCAGGTGGCTCATGATAAAGCCCTGGCTGACCATAACCGGCGCTTATCTGATCGTAAGGCTCGGATCAACGCTGACGGTAAGGCGGCGGTTGCCGATGCTGAGAAATTTGAACAGGAAACCGTTCGGCTACAGGGTGAGATCGACCAATTGAATGATGCACTTGCAACCATGCAGGGAGAGATTAGTGCCGCTGAAGCGGAACTGACCGAGCTGCGTGCGGGCGTTAAGGACCCGACTGCAGATCCAGACTATGCCAGCAAGCAGGCGGAAGCTACCCGGCTCCAGCAGGAGATCGTGGAGCTACGACAATCCAGCCAGGCCGCCGCCGCGAGCGTCCGGGAAGAGATCGGGCGACTCCGGCATGAAGTTGCAGACTTGGAGTGTGATTTGGCCAAGTTCGACGGCATCCGGCGGGCACAGCAACGGGTAGCAGAGCTGGAGCAGCAGGAAAAGAGTCTGGCTGCAGAATACGAGCGCCTGCAGCATGAATTATACCTTTGCGAAGAGTTCGCCCGCACCAAGGTCAATCTGCTCGATGCCAAGATCAACAGCAAGTTCAAGTTGGCAAGGTTCAGACTCTTCGAAGAACAGGTAAACGGCGGGCTGAAAGAGGTCTGCGACACGCTTTACAAGGGTGTTCCGTATGATGGCGGACTGAACAACGCCGCCCGGATCAATGTCGGCTTGGACATCATCAACACGCTGAGCGCTCATTACGGATTCTCAGCTCCGATCTTTGTTGATAACGCTGAGGCAGTAACCAAGCTGATCGGAACGGATGCCCAGGTGATCCGCTTGGTTGTAAGTGAAGCAGATAAGAAGCTGCGCATTGAGACGGCAGCCATACAGGAGGCGATTTAATTGAGCACTAAACCATTTGAAACTGGCCTGGCGAAGATCACTAACACGTTCGCACCGATGATTGAGAGCCAGCTTATGAGCAATGGGGTCAATATGGACCAGTACTCTAAGCAATGTGTTATTAATGCAATTTCGGCTATAAATACGGTATTAGATAGCAAAGGCATTGATTGGAATAACCCTGACCTTGATAAGAATAATGTCACTCAAATTCTTCTGAATGTGGCTTCATTGAAGCTTAATGCTTCAGCAAGCCCACGTGAGGTCTACTTCCAGCTCCGAAATGTCTCCATTAAAAAGAAGGAGAATGGCTCAGATATTACGGTCTGGAAGAAGCAAATTGAGATGGGGATTGAGGGAGATGGGAATGATGCCATCCTTGCCAATTTCGGCCGCAATGTTGAAAAGGTCTATCCTTATTGGCTTGTGAGGGAAGATGATCACTTTGAATATCCTAAATTCCGTGGTGTGAATTACGAAGCGCCAGTGTGGGCACCGACCGGGAAGGGGGAGGTTGTCCGTATCGTTTACCCCATCCTCCACACGGATAAGACACTTCATTTCTACATTTCAGAGCGTGAGGATGTAGTGAAGAACCTCATTGCCCACATGAATAACAGCATGATGAATACGACCTTTGGAATTTGTGCTGATCGTTACAAAGCGACTCCTGAACAGAAAAAGAAGATTTCGGCGAAAAAGTCTGAAATCCTCAAACGGGCGAAAGAGTTGGGTCTCGGAGCCTTAGATGATCCTGAATTACAAGAATACATCAGCCCTGCATGGAGTGAGTATCAAAGCCGTGAATCCATGCTGATCCGGAAGATGCGGAACAATGTCGTCAAGAAAATTCCGAAGGATTTTGGCAGTGCCTTTGTTGAGATGCTTCATAACGAGGTTTCAGACCCGGATTTTGCAGCAGTTCACCGGGAGATCACAGAGAATGCCAACAGCGAGCCAATCGATATCCCGAATTCAACTCCGCCCGCTGCCCCAGCAGACGAGCCTATACCCCCTGCGTCACAGCCAGAGCCAAAAGAACCAACTCATGCGGGTGAGCAAAACGTGGGTACTGACGAAGTGGAGAGCGCACAAGATGCAGATGATGACTTCTCAGGTGATGTGCCGCCAATGGAACAAGAGTTGGATTTCTAATGATCGACATCACCTGTCTCGGCTCCAGCAGCGCCGGCAACGCCTACCGTATCACGGATGGCCACACCGCACTCCTGCTGGAAGCCGGTTTTCCATATAAGTCGATACAGCGGGCACTACAGTTTCGCATGACGGATATTGCCGGTTGCTTGATTACCCATGAGCACGGTGACCATAGCCGCGCTGCAGATGACATCATGCGGGCAGGCATCCCGTTATATACCAGCCGTGGGACAGCGGAGGCTCTTGGATTAACCAGCCATCGTCTTCGCCCCGTAGAGGCGTTGGAGCCGTTCACGCTTGGTACATGGATGATCATGGGGTTTGGTGTCGAACATGACGCAGCGGAGCCGCTGGGCTGGCTGCTGGCCAACCAGGACGGTGATAAACTGATCTTCTTGACGGATTCCTACTACTGCCGGTACAAGTTCCAGGGGCTTACACACATCATGATTGAGTGCAATTATTCCATCAATATTGTTAACCGCCGGGTGCTGGCCGGGGAACTTCATCCCGCGCAGAAAAAGCGGCTGCTCCGCTCTCATTTCAGCCTGGAACACGTGAAGGAGTTTTTGAAAGCCAATGATACCCGGAATATCGAGGAGATTTGGCTTCTGCACTTGTCGGACGGTAACAGCGATGCCGAACGCTTTCAGCGGGAAATACAGGAGCTCACCGGCGCAGTCGTCCGGGTGGCCGATCGATGAACGGGCCTCTCGGGGAACGCATCTGGAAAAGTATGATAAGCGAACGCTTGTGGGCGATCCGTCCAGTGGATGAAGAAGCCTTTAAAAAAGCTGTCAGAGAGTACTTTGCCCTTGGTCATCCGGGATTCCGGGTTATCAGAGCAGCTTATCCATTCATCTACATCCAGGACGAACGGGGGCCGGAAAAATGAACAAAGTGCAGCAGCTCGATCTTTTTGCACTAATTGACCCAAAACCAAACAGGCCAGCCACAGCAACGCCGATTCTGAATGGCATGTATTATGAGCAGGCGACCGGCTTGTTTGTCACCTATGTCCAGGGGCGTCGGCATTTTGAAGTGGCCTGGGGCCAGTGTTTGGGTGAAAAAGCATGGAAAGAAAAAACCAAAAGGGAGCGTGCGATATGACAATGACAAAAGAGGAAGTAGAACAGCGGTCAGAGGATATCATCAGAATGCTTACTAAGAAATTTGAAGATGCAATCGATGTGGGGCCTGACCAGGCCGAACATTTCTTTACTACAATAGCCTTTACTTTAGGATCGCTCATTCCTATATCCATGAAACCTTCAGGGTACGGTCCCATGATAGCTCAACTCTTGGATTCATTAACATCAGGAGTACAGGCGGGCATAGAAGCATCAAAGAGCGAAGTGACATTCATTAAAGTCGTCAAGAGATAATGACTTTTCGGCTGCTACGGGAGGGGGAGACGCAATGACCGAGACAGCCAGACCAACCCTTTCCGGGCTTTTGGAACAGTTTGACACCATTGGCGGCCCGGAGGAGTTTGGTCCAGAGGGGTTTGCAATTATGGTGGCCTTGTGGCAGCGCAGCAACAAATTAGGCTGGCGAAGGGCTTGGAAAATGACTAACGCGGATTTGATGCAGCGGACGGGTATTAGCAACCGAGATACGCTCAACAAGTACCGTAAAAAGTTGGTTGAAGCGGGGCTGATTGGATACGTTCCACCGCCTCGGGGAAGTTCCAGAGGGGACTACTCGGTTAACTTTAACCTATTAGCTGTCGGTGAAGTTGTCGAAAATATTGACCACTTTGACGGCAATATCGACGAAGAATCCCCCAAGGTGGTCAAGAATTTTGACCACTCAGGCAAAGTTGTCGAAAATATTGACCACTTCTCCGACACTGTATTAAAAGATCTTTCTTCTTCTTCTGCTTCTTCTGCATCTGCAGCAGCAGCCGAGAAACCGGAATCATACGAATCATTTTATGCAGCACATAAACGCGTCTTTGGATTTGAATGTAATCCATTCCAGGCAAACAAATTGGGGGTATACATCGACCAGGATGGCCTGGACGAAGCGGTGATCATTCGAGCAATTGAAAGGGCGGCATTAGCAGCTACTGGTTATCGCTTTAACCTTATCACCAAAATCTTAGACGATTACTTTCATTCCGGGGTCAAGACCTTGGAACAGGCAATTGCCTGGGATGCGAACTTTGACGCTAAAAAGCAAACGGGGAGCACAAGGGCCTCTCCCATGCAGAGCAAGCAGCAGCGGGAGTTGGAGGAGCTTGACCATTTCATCAAGGAGGAACAGAAGAGTGGACAAGGCAGAGGTCGGGATATTAGCTCATATTATTAAATCCAATTACCCCGGATTTGATAAAAGCCCAGAGAATATTGACCGCCTTCACCGATATTTGCGAGACTTCCCGTTTGAGGAAGCGGCAGCAAATGTCCGGCAGCATATTCTCACTGAAAAATTTCCGCCGAATGTGGCAGAAATTCGCGGCAGGCTGGGGGAAAAGATCGAACGTGAACGCATGCAGAAACAAACGGAAGATTTATTTGCAGCCATGGATGCAGCCCGCGAAGCTGCTGTGCCGCCGCCGGCAGGACTGAAGGAGAGTATATATGCAAGACTCGGAATACAGCGCTGATATGTTGCAAAGCCCGGAGGCAGAAGCTTCTGTCTTGGGTGCGATACTTATTGATAATACGGGTGAAGCGCTGGAAGCAGCGATGGAGCTACCGGCAGACGCCTTTTACAGCCCGCAGCATCGGAGCGTGTTTGAAGCAATGGTGCAGCTTGGAGAAGATGGCCATCCCATTGATTTAGTCACGCTGGCTGGCAGGTTGCAGGACAATGGACAACTTGAATCCAGCGGGGGGGTCAGCTACTTGGCCAAGATGGCCCATAGCGTTCCTACAGCGGCCAATGTGGCTTACTACATCGGTACGCTGAAGGAGAAGTACACGCTGCGGGAAGTGATTCGTTCAGCCAGAGAACAGATTCGCATGGCTGCTGAAAGCGGAGATGCGGTACAGGTAGTCACGGCGATGCAAGTCGCAGCAGCTCGCCTATCGGATCAGGCGGCACCGAAACGGGAATTTAGGCGTGTCCGTGATGTTGCAATTGAAGTTTATGAGGATATGGAGCATCGAGCCACCACTAAAACGGACGGTGGTGTAACGGGTATCCCTTCTGGATTTACAGACCTGGACAAGTTGACTTCCGGATTTCAAAAAACAGACTTGATCATTGTGGCGGCCCGCCCTTCCGTAGGGAAGACGGCTTTTGCGCTAAACATTGCCCAGAATGTGGCTGTACGTGCCAAAGAAACTGTAGCCATCTTCAGTCTGGAAATGTCAGCGCCCCAATTGGTTCAGCGTATGATTTGTGCCGAGGCGAACCTGGATGCCAATCACATGCGGACGGCTGATTTTGTAGAGGGTGACTGGACGAAAGGTGCGGAAGCTATCGGGCGGCTGGGAGAGAGTAATATCCTGATCGACGATTCGCCAACTCTGACGGTCTACGAAATCCGAAATAAATGTCGCCGCCTGAAGAAACAAGAAGGGCTTGGGCTGATCGTGATCGATTACCTGCAATTGATTTCAGGAGCAGGCAAACGGAATGAGAACAGGCAGCAGGAAGTTTCCGAGATCTCCCGTACCTTGAAGCAAATCGCACGGGAGCTGGATGTGCCGGTGATCGCCTTGTCTCAGCTCAGCCGCGGTGTCGAGCAGCGTCAGGATAAGCGGCCAATGATGAGTGACCTGCGAGAATCGGGTTCGATTGAGCAGGATGCCGATATCGTTGCTTTTCTCTACCGGGATGATTACTACGACAAGGAGAGCGAGAAAAAGAACATCATCGAGATTATTATAGCCAAACAGCGGAACGGTCCGCCCGGCACGGCTGAACTGGTGTTCATGAAAGAATTCAACAAATTCGTCAATTATGAACGGGCTCATACGGAGCATACTCCGCCGCCAGCGGGGAATGTGAAGAATATCGACAAGCGAAAATGGGCGTGAAGGAGGCAATCATGGAAGAGCAGGAACAGTTTTACGGTTATTGTTACCCGGAGCCGGATGGTTGGCATACTCCGGCAGTAACGTTGAATAGCCCGGAAGAAGTTTACCGTTATACACAGCTCCACGGAAAAACTGGAATGTTCCGGGAGGTCCGGGTAACGGATGGCGGCGATTTTACTGTCGTGCAGATGATTGACGGCCTGTACGTATGGCCAGAAGAGTGGAAGCAGCTCAACAACAGGGAGGGGAATGGACATGAAGCAGGGGAAGCGGCCAACCAGGAAACAGAAATTAATGTTGGCGGGTCTTGATCGGGTAGACCCTAAAAGCTGGCTGATAGAGCGTGACACACCGGAAGAACTGGTTCTGATTAGTCGTAAGTCAGGCAAAGCCAAGACGATTAAAAAAGGTGTTTCATGAGCGGACGCAATTACTGGCATGTGTATAACTGGCTGCGTCGGCATTATATCGCCACGGGCGAAGTAGCGGAGCGCATGGATCTCCTGGAAGAGTTCGCGGAGCTGGAGTCCGGAGAGATTGACGAAGGCATTGCAGAATTTGAGCTTGCGATCGGCAAGCGGAAAAGGGAGTCGGTACCGGATGGAACATTCAAAGCGGAAAGTGATTGATCCGTTCTTCCAGGAGCGCCATTCCTTCACTGTTCGGGACGGTAGCGGTCGGGTGGCCGGCACGGTGTGCGTTCTCGACCCCGGCATGCTTCCGCGAAAGCGGAGAAGGGGGCGGCGGAAGCATGATTCAATTCACGGTTTACGGAGAGCCAGTCGCACAAGGTAGGCCGAAGTTTAGCACCGCCGGGGGCTTCCCGCGGGCGTATGACCCGGCTAAGTCCCGGGATTACAAAGATTACGTCCGGTTGGCCGCTCGGGAGTATGCACCGGCGGCGTTACTGGAGGGACCGCTTGGGGTCGCAGTAACGGCTTACCGCTCCACACCGAAGAGTTTTAGTGGCAAGAAGGCTGCAGCGGCGGAGCGGGGCGAAATACTGCCGGTGACCAAGCCTGATGCGGACAACTACCTGAAGGGCGTCAAGGATGCGCTGAAAGGCGTGATCTGGAAGGATGATAGCCAGGTCGTGGACGCTTTCGTCCGGAAGCGGTACAGTTCGCGGCCACGAATTGAAGTGAAGATCAAGAAATTATCATAAATCCAAAAACGAAGGGGAATGGGGAACATGAGCTACATCAATTTCAAGGGAACCGTTAAAAAGATCAATCTGAAATCTGCGGAGGAAACAGAGATTACGATCAGCATTCCGGCTTCGGAGTTGGATGGCCAATATAATACGCTTCAAGCCATGCTGGAGTTGAAGGTGATCGGTGGTTTGGATTCGCAGATTGTCACATACAAGGTTTTGAAGAATGCTAAGACCGGCAAACCCCTCACAAAATACACCGTTGATGGCAATGGGGTAGTATCGGCAACAGAGCCGGAAGGGGAACAGCTTTCCATGGATTTGGGATTGCCGCCTGAGAAAGTTGAAGTTAAGGCCGATCCGGAGCAAATCGATTTAGAAATTATCCAAGATTTTATTCTTAGTGGCTTGGCACCAAACTTTAACGACATGGATTATGACTTTTTGGAGATCACAGAACGCTTGACCAGTGGAGATTCTTACCTGAAAATTGCGACTGATGTTGGTATGGGTGTGGGCGTATTTGTAGTGATGGTGGAAGAATACCGCAAGCGGGTTGCCCCTATGGCGGCTAAATGGGACGAATGGCGAAAAGGGCAAGAGCCGACTACTCCGACAGCATCGGAACCCGCTGCTGCGGATGGCAATCAATCCGAGGTTGACGAGGAAACAAAACAAGACGGCGGTGAAGAGTCTGCCTATGATGCCAGAATGGAGCCGGATTGGCTGGACGGTGAAGGCCAATCCAGCGGGGAGCCAGCAGAGGGGCAGGGCGAACCTTCAGCTGATGGCAAAACGGGCGAGGTCGTAGAAGAGGGCTCCGAAGAAAGGCAAGACTCCGAAGGTGCTGGTACTCCGGAAGATGTGAGCAAGGATGATTTGGAAGCCTTCATCCTGACCAATCGCCCTGTCTATGACGATATCGAGATTGACGGTACGCCGATTCTGTTTCCCGAACTGCTGCAGGAGCGTTTGGAGTTGAAGAAGACCTGGAAAGAAATTGCCGAAGAGAAAGAGGTTAGCCCATCTGTGCTGTCAGCCAAGTGGGGCGCCTACAAGAAGCGTGTGGCCAGAAAAATGAAGGGAGACGGAGGGGCAGCTTAAAGCTGCTTCTTCTCTTTCAAAGGGGGAGTCGGCGATGCAAACGGGCTTGAACAAGATAAGTAAGGAGCGTTACAAAGTTCTGCTCAGCATTCATGCCGAAGTGGTCCTGGAGAACGCCATCGAGCAGCGGTTGCGGCGGCTGATTGATCAGGCGCTGGATAGCTGGGACGAAGGATCATTCCGGAAGCTTACTGCGGAGCTGGCCGACTTGAAGAAAGGGGCGAAAACCAATGGATGAACAACAACGCCGCAAGGTGTTTCAATGGGTCAAATCGCTGTCAAATGCAAAGTTCTGGAGCTGGATGAACTTCGTCCACTCCCGGGCTTATGCCAAGGCCCAGCAGCATTACGAGGAGGCAATGGGGATTGTCCTTCAGCCGAAGCAGGCTGCAGCTGTGACCGCCAAGGCAAAGGAGATCAGGGAGTCCTGGGACGGCATGGCCGATATCACGATTGACGAGACGGAAGGCGCTGAATACAAAACAGTGGGGGTGTAGGGCTTTGGCTAAACATTGGACCAAGTATGAGGTCAGTTATCTTAAGGAACATTGGGGCACCAAAAGTATTCGGGCTATCGCAGCCCACTTAGACCGTAAAGTAAATTCCGTGCAGCAGAAGGCCGTTCGAATGGAGCTTGGGGATGCCCGATTCAATTACCCCGGAATTACACTCTGTCAGTTGGCCAAAGCACTGGACAAAACATATACCGCACTCAAACCCTGGATTGAGAAATATGGGATGCCGGTTCGAACAAAAATTTTCTGTAAGACCCGACGGGTTCGGGTGATCGACTTTGAGGATTTTTGGAAGTGGGCAGAGCAGCATAAAGAACTTGTGAACTTTGCGAAACTGGAGCCCAACATACTTGGGGCTGAACCAGAGTGGGCCAAGGTTAAGCGCAGGGCAGACTTCATGCGGTCACAAAAGACATGGCAGGCCGTTGACTGGACGCCGGAAGAGGATCAGAGACTGGTACAGGTGCTTCAGACCAGGGGAATGACCTATCCGGAAGTTGCCAAGCTCTTTGATCGGTCGGAGGCATCTGTAAAACGCAGGTTACATGATCTTGGTGTGAAAGTTCGGCCGGCTAGGTTGGATAACCATGTGAAGTATACGCAGGATGATGTGAATAAGCTGCTAAGGATGGCACAGGAAGGCTACAGCTATGAAACAATAGGGCAGGCACTCGGGAAGAGTGCTTTGGGGGTTCGTGGGAAGCTTGAGCGAATGGGTTTCGACTTCAAACGTCGCAAATTACGGGAGGTCGTGAAATGAGCCAGCTCAGCAGTGCGGAGATTGATCGAATTGAAGAGTGTTTGGAGGAAGGTCTGCTTACCGAATACCAGGCGAATATCGTACGTGCTTATCTTCTGAGTGGGGATCTGAATGCAACTGCAAAGGCTGCCGGAACCTCCTACATGTCAACAGCTTCAACCTTAAGCCGGTTGAAGAGTATCGGAGTATTGGAAAAGGAAAGCCGGCGTTCCCCGTAAAAGCTCCGGGAGGGCAGTGCTCAGACTTCGATTCCTGAGAAAAATGAAATCAATCGGCTCTCTGTGCAGTCAAATATCCAGATTACCGATTTTGAACGAAATTGGATGCTTGAACATTACCCTAAGCTGAAGCATAAACGTGGAGCTGCTGCGGCAGCTCTTGGGTGTGACCGGTGGCGAGTGTGCCAACTGGCCATAGCGCTGAAGCTGGATCAAAAGAACGTTTCATCCGGATAAGGGAGGGTTGGCCATGAAGGAATACGCTGTCTATAAGGGAGATAACTTGCTTGCGATCGGGACGGCCCAGGAATGTGCTAAAGAGCTAGGCGTGCATCCAGAGTATATCCGCTGGTTAACGACACCGACTGCAAAACGCAGGTTGGCCAAACGAAAGAATCCTGACAGATGTGTTGTTGGAGATGTGATTGCAGAGTAATGGAGGGGGAGCTCATGAAAAACTGCATTGATTGTAAGCATAAGCGCACAGCCTTCTCTGATATTTCTAGTGTTCAGGGATTGGAACAAATTGATGGAAGATGGTTTGGTATTTGTGCTGAGGGGCATACGAACGACCTTATCAAATTCCTCAGTGAGAATGGAAAGCGGAATCGATTGGAAGTTAATGAGGAATTACCGTGTTTTGAAGCAAGCGATTTTGACAAAGGAATTGATCGCATTCTCGAGCTCTCCAATAAGCTGCTGGGCCAGGTTAAATCCTCAGCGGAGAAAAATGCATCGAAATATACAATAGCTTGTTTTGCAACTGGGGGGCCGTTCGGCGCTGGAGCATATGAGGTGCATGACGAGGATGGAAAGTATCGGGGCTGCTGCTCTGTTATGGCTCTCAAGGAAAAGGGGCTTGTCCACAGGATTGACCAGTCAAAAAAGGCTGAAGCATTTTTAAATACTGACGAAGGTCGAAATTGGTTCAAAGAGAACCGGACTATTTAATTAAACGGGCATAGCCCTTTTGGGAGGATGAAAACATGAGCAATCTTAAATTGATTATGAGCCAAGGAAGTAAGACCGCAGAGTTGGAGATCGAGCAGGCAACTGATGGACATAAGCAGACTGCCATTGAGCGGCTAATGCGCTTTTTCGGTGTAAGGGATATCGAGGCACTTCCGGTAGTGTCAACGTCAGGGATCAAGCTTCCAAAGCTTGAGAAAATCATACCATTCAACTCACCAGCAAATGACAAGGTGGTGGCAACCATTGCAGAACCTGGGGAAATCATCGGTACTCTTCCCAAGAATAAGCCTGAGAAACTGCCCCTGATCGGTTCTGATCGGACGCTGCAAACATCCATAGGTGAAGTGCTGGAGAGAGTAACGTTGGAAGCTGTAGACTCAGTACCGGACCATTACAAGACAGGCATTAAATACAAAGAGGGCGTCCCTCACTACAAAATGCGCTATTGGTGTCAAAATCCAAAATGCAGGGACAAAGCGAATGATTACATTCCAGTGGATCAGATGATTGTGAACTGCCGGCAATGCGGAATGGCTCTCACGGTAATGCCAGCGGCACCGAAGGGCGAACGCGATGGATACGGAAACTACTTCATTGCCAATCGTCCAGCAAAGGGTGCAGAGGGCTGAGGCGGCATGGCTTATTTTACAGGAGGCACACTCATGTCTGACTATAACAAAGTAACCAGCACCTACTGGACGCCGGAGCGAATCGAAGCTCATTGCAAGGCTATCGGAGCAGACAAGCCGCCGGCATCCCAAAAGTCCGGTTTGTCGATCACAGCTCCACAGCAGCGTCAGGGCAGTGCTCATTACTCCCGCCGTGGCGGGGAGTGGTACTAGACACACAAAGACCCCCAAATCCTTGGCCGGGGCGGGGGTCCAAATTCTTACCTTCATTCGAATTATACCACGAGTGAGGGGATTATCATGGGGAAAAGCGACAAAATAGCAATTCAATTGGCTTTTGACATCCTCCCGATCGACGAAACAGAGACCCGTCGCCGGGTAGAGGAGTATCTGGAGACAGTTCGTATATACCGACAGATCGGCTTCGTGCGGCGGCAGGCGGCGCTCACGGCTAGTCCTGAACCACGGTACCACGGGTCTACTAATGCGATTAGCCGGACGACGGAGAATATAGCGGTATGGAATACGGATAGGGAGGCGGAGCTGGAGAGGCAGTCTAAGTTGCTGGATCTGGCTATGGGGCGGCTTAAGAAGGCTGAGCGAGAGATCATACAGCTTCGTTACCTTGAGCATGAAGATGAGTATGATTCCATACTGTGCGGGGAGCTGGGTATGAGTGAGCGTAAGTATCGGCGGGTAAAGTCGAGGGCTATTTATATATTGGCTTGTGCATTAGGACTTGAAATTTTAATAGAATAAATATATAGGGTAGCTAGTAAAAAAGTACTAGCTATTCTTTTTTATTTGAACTACTGTATTTATATCCCATTGGTTCAGAAGGAGGGGCAATATGGATTTAATAACTCAAAATTTATTAGGATCGTTTAGAAAAGAACAAGGATTTTTAGAAGATATTGATGTTCCAACTTTATTTGAGCATTTTGCAAATTACTGTGTAGCGGCAAGTGAATATGACGAAGATTTCGAACTTGAAAATATCAGTGTAGCTGGTGGGAATGATCTCCAATTAGATGGAGTAGTAGTGCTAGTCAACGGTGTCATAATCAATTCTATTGAAGAAGTTGATGAACTAGCTAGGATAAACCGATACGTTGAAGCAGAATTTATTTTTGTCCAAGCTAAATCAGGCAGCGATTTTAAGGGTTCCGAAATCTCTGATATGTATTTTGGTATCAGAGAATTATTTTCAACAGAGGCTAAAATGCCAAGAAACGAGTTACTAAGTGAAAAAGAAAAATGCATTAAACACATTTATACTAAAAGTGAATTGTTCAAACATGGAAATCCTGTAATTAAAATTTATTACGTCTCAACAGGAAAGTGGGCTGAAGATTCTCAATTAATAACACGAATCAGAACGGGTAATGAGTCATTAGAAGAATTGTCGATATTTGGCCAAGTTTTATTTACTCCAATTGATGCTAGGGGGCTGCAACAGTTATTCAGTAAAGCAAAAAATAACTTAACAAAAACATTTATATTCTCAAATAGAGTTACTCTCCCGCAAATAAATAGTATAAGAGAATCTTATTTGGGCTACGTTTCTGCTAACGAATACATAAATTTGATTTCAGATGAAAATAATAATTTGATTCGTTCACTTTTTACTGAAAATGTACGGGATTTTCAAGGTGATAATCCAGTTAATAACGAGATAGACAGCACTTTAAAGACGGACGAAAAAGAAGCTTTCGTTGTTTTGAATAATGGTGTAACGGTAGTAGCGGAGGATCTAAAGATAACTGGCGATAAGTTTTCTTTGACTGGTTACCAAATAGTTAATGGCTGCCAAACAAGTCATGTTTTATTTAACAATAAAAATTCTATAGACGAATCCGTTCAAATTCCACTAAAGCTGATCATAGCTCCTGATTCAACTATTAAAAATAAAGTTACCAAAGCCACTAACAGACAAACCCCAGTAAAAATTGAGGAACTCTCTGCTCTAACCGATTTTCAAAAACATCTTGAGGAATTTTACTCCGCAATTACTGATAGACACAAATTATACTATGAGAGAAGATCGCAACAATTTCGATCAGATGTTGGGATAGAGAAGATACGGATTGTTACAGTATCTTCGCAAATCCGTTCATTCGCTGCTATGTTTTTAAAGCGTGCTCATCAATCAAGTAGATACTATGGAACACTTTTGAAAGATGTCGGAAGTAGAGTCTTTGTTGAAGGGCATCCACCTATTGCTTACTATATTGCCTCGTATACTTTATTTAGGATCGAATGGTTTATGAGAAGAAATCAAGTGGACAATATATATCGTCCCTTTAAATATCACTTAATGGGAATTATACGCATGCAAATTCTAGGTCCAGATCTTCCCGAAATGAAGGCAAATAGATTTGTTAGAAGTTGTGAAAGAATACGAGATATTTTATGGAATGATGAAGAGTGTTTAACAGCAATACATAATGGATGTGAGCTGTTGAATCGGATTTTAGAGGGCGATTTGAACAGGGACAACGCTAAAGACTCTACTATTAGTGACAAAGCTGCAGAATTACTAAAGAACTAAATAAAATTGGCCTCTTTTTGACCGGATTTTGACCGCATTTGGGCCGTTCATTAGGTTTTGGACATGATATATTTGTACTGTGGAAATCAGGCGAGAGTGACACGCACGGCCGCACCTGCGGCGCTTAACCGGGGCGTACCTCCTCTCGCTTTTCCTATTTCGAATAGTGATCTACGATTAGCCCGCCAATCAATCCAATTGAAAGGACAATTGCTATTCGTATCACTATTCTCTTTATCAGTTCTCGCAATGTATTGATTCCTCCTCGGATTCATTTTTTACAGTATAATCCATACACGGATGTGTGGATATGAAAGAGTCAGAGATTTTAAGGAATCAAGACTTCGCACACCAGGAATGGTCGAAAATCGGGTGTGGTCCTTTTGACGCCCATTTCATATGGTCAGTAAAATGGTCTTGTCCTCCTTTGTTACAAAGTCCGTAAAGATTTTAAGCAAAGAGCGCAGCGCATTTGCTGCGGATGCGAAGCGGACGCCACTGATCTGGCCCTGCTCTACGCATGGCGTAACTGTATACATATTCCGAAGTCGCTCATTATTGGGCGGCTTTTTTATTATGCAGAAAGGGTGATCCCATTGGAGACAGCAGCAGAACTTCGTGATCTGGAAATGACCTGTGAAGAAGTGGCCGAGACGCTGGCCGGACCGTATAGGCTTAACAAAAAGGAACAACGTCTTCTCGCATATTTGCTGGATGATAGTAAGAGCAAGAAGATCGGAGATATCTGCAAGGTGCTCAAGACCACAGCCTGGACGCTTCTCAGTAAGACGAAGCCCGAGCTGGAGCGGAAAATTGAAGCTGTTGGTTCCGAAGCTTGGAAGCGTGATTTGGAGTCAGCACTAAAATCCAGTTCAGTATCGAAGCGTGATGTGAGCCAATGGATTTACTTATATTCACGAAAGGATGACGATCATGAGGAAAAAACAGAATAACATCCGTCCTCCACTGAAAGAGCCCCCTAAGCAGCCAAAGAAATGTACAGGGTGCATATGGGGGCGTTGGGAAGGGACGGCACAGTTTTGTGGCAGAGTGAAGTGTCAGAAGGGAAATACTTCCTGAACGTCGAAATTTGATGTCGAAGGGAGATGTGATAAATGGAATATACTCAATTTAGAAATTATTTTGGAAAACCTGTCTTTGGTATTCATCACGATCTATTTTCAATTATTCAAAAGTATGTGGCTGATGAAGAAGTTAGTGGTTTTTATCCAAAGAATCTATTGCTTGATGGTGTGAATACTGAGGTCATCATCTTCACCGCTTCGGATGCATGGTTCTTTGTAAAAGAGGAAAGTACAATCGAAGTTAGCGTGATTAAAGACTTCAAGGTTGAAAAAATGAAAATAATCCGTTCCACTGGATACCACGATTATGGATTAAAACTTGAAATCGAATTTACTTCAGGAGAAAAGATATTCCTTAATAGCAGTGAAGACACTAATGATGACTGGAAGGAAACTTTCTCGCTATACATCGAAGATTTGTTTCAATTATTGAAGTGAGAATCAAAGCACCTTAACTGGTGCTTTTTTCATGCCTATAATCGGCCTTCTGTGAGCCCTTTTCAGGGCGCTGAATCTAGGAACGTGCGTTTGTGTGATGATGAGTGGAAATGAGCAGGACGGGCTGGTTCTCTTCGTCTCCCGTTGAGTTTCTGCCTACCCGAAGATGAAAAACCAACTTAACTCAAAGGAGGATCATTATGGACATCAGAATCATACCAATTGAGCAGCTCAACGCAGCTGTCTATAATCCCCGTGTCGACCTTCAGCCCGGAGATATTGAATACGAAAAGCTTCGCCGCAGCCTGGACGAGTTTGGTTATGTGGACCCTATCATATGGAATGAGCAGACCGGCAACATGGTGGGCGGCCATCAGCGTTACAAGGTGCTGGTAAATGAGCAGAACTGCACGGAGCTGGCCGTCAGTGTGGTCAATCTGGACCCGGAGCGTGAGCGGCTGCTGAACATTACCCTGAACAAAGTGTCTGGCCGCTGGGATGAGGATGCCCTTTCGAAACTGCTGGTTGATTTACAGCAGGAAGGGGCTGACATTTCCCTTTCCGGTTTTGATGAAGTGGATTTAAAGCAAATGCTTGGACAAATTGAAGTCCCAAATTTTGAAGAAGGTACGACTGAAGATCAGGGAGATTTAGGGGTATTGAGTTCAAAATTAGTCACTTGTCCTCATTGCGGAGAGGTGTTTGAACATGACTGATCTTAAAGTGGCCTGGGCGACGCATGCCGCTGCTAAGTTTTCCTGTGAAAATTTTCATTACAGCCGCAGCCTTCCGGCAGGCAAATCGGTCAAGGTCGGAGCGTGGGAGGATGGACAGTTTATCGGGGTAGTTATTTTTAGCCGAGGGGCAACGAATCATATTGGTTCCCCTTACGGGTTGACACAGCGCGAATGCTGCGAGCTGACGCGGGTTGCATTGACCAAGCATAAATCATTTGTATCTGAGATTCTGGCCAAAGCCATACGGTTCCTGAAGGAACAATCTCCGAACGTAGAGTTGATTGTCAGTTACGCCGATGTTGAACAGAATCATCACGGCGGCATCTACCAGGCTACCAACTGGATTTATGAAGGGAAGACCGGCGGGGAGCATTATTTCATCATCAATGGTAAGAAGACACATCCCAAGTCCGTTCATTCCCGGTACGGCACCGGCAGTCAGCGGATTGAGTGGATCAGGAATAACTTGGACTCCAATGCCGAGATTTATTACACGGCTGGCAAACATAAATACCTGATGCCGTTGAATAAGAAGATTCGTAAGAAGATTCAACACCTGCAAAAACCGTATCCAAAATAAAAGGAGGACGCAGCAACGTCCTCCCAATCACCCAGGGTATCCCCCGGCTGAGACAGCGGCCCGCCGCGCGCGGCACTTTGCAGTCATCCGCTGTCTCGCATTCCATTATGATGGAAAGTCGAGGGGAACACAATGGGAACACCAGATGAAATTTTATTGCAGCATGAGCTCGAAGTCATGGCCGGTATCCTCGAGAGCAAGGCACAGTACCGTAAAATCATCAAAGCCGGCATTGCCAAGTGGGTAAAAGACTTCCAGGACGGCCTGATTGAGATCAAGACGGTCGATGACCTGAAAAAGCTTATTGAAATAGACATTGAACTGCAGAAGGATGAGTTATAAATGAAAACCGCCCTACTATGGGCGGTTAGTTGTTCGCTTTACCCGACTTCCAAACAGCTGGGCGTTTGGTTTCAAACTTAAATGTCAAAAACGGAAGCCTTACATCAAAACCTTTGAAACTAATATTTCTAATTAACTTCATAGCGATTCCCCCCAAACTTTTAATTACTGCTGCTTGGAACCTAACCATAGGCGGCCTTTTATGACCGGTGGGAATCGAGTGAAACGAACAACAAAACAAGTCTACCATAAACTGAGAGTATTTCAAGGTAGGTTGGGGGTGGGTGATATGTAATGGCCAGAGAACGCAGTCCCGAGCGGGACAAAGCAAAACAGATGTGGTTGGAGAGCGGCGGGGCGATGAAGCTTAAAGACATCGCCGCCGCTCTTTTTGTTGGGGAGACTCTGGTCCGGAAATGGAAGTCTCAGGACAAGTGGGCTGCCGACTTGAATAGTAACGTTACCAATGAAGCCAAAAGTAACGTTACCAAACGTGGCGCTCCCAAAGGGAACAAAAACGCTATCGGTAATCGCGGTGGCGCTCCCCCAGGAAACCAGAATGCCAAAGGGAACAGCGGCGGTGCCGGCGGTCCGCCCGGTAACAAGAAGGCGGTCACGACCGGGGAATACGAGACGATATGGCTTGATGCTCTGGATGAGGATGAGCAGATGCTGTTTGACCGTATTGATACTGATCCGATAAAGCAGGCGGATGATGCAATTAGAAAGCTTGAGCTGCGAGAGCGGCGAATGCTGCTCCGAATCAAACGGCTGACAGAAGGCCTTTCGGAGAAGGAACGGCGTGTTTTACGTGAGTTGAAGGCCGTTAAGGATGCCCTTACTATTCACGATGAAAAAACTGGCGTAACGAAAACGGTCCCCGTTATTAAAACAGAAATGGTTGAATCCCAAGTTGAGGAAAAGACCTATCGAAGCATTGATGATATACTGGCACTCGAAGAAGCCCTTACTCGCGTTCAGGACAAGAAGCTGAAGGCCATTGAGTTAAAGGGCAGGCTAACAGACGATGAGAAGCGTGTACGTATTGAACGGATGGAGCACGAATTGCTGATGCTGCGTGGCGGAGGCAAAGAGGAAATTCAAGACGATGGCTTCATGGATGCGCTGCATGGCCGAGCTGCGGAGGTATGGTCAGATGGCAAGGCTTAAGCTCAAGCCGCCGCCGTTTAAATGGGCACCGTTCTCCGTCAAGCAGATTAAGGTACTGACATGGTGGATGCAGGAGAGCCCTCACCATGATATGGATGCGCTAATCTGTGACGGCTCTGTCCGAGCCGGGAAGACGGTGGCCATGTCCTTTTCGTTTGTGACCTGGGCAATGGAAACCTTCGTAGGCGAACAATTCGCTATGGCTGGTAAAACCATTGGCGCGCTGCGCCGAAACGTGGTCGGCCCTCTCAAACGTATGTTGGCTTCCCGCGGTTACTATGTTCACGATAATCAAACCGATAATGTTCTTACCATTAGTCGCGGGCTGGTCGCCAATCACTTTTTCCTGTTTGGTGGTAAGGATGAGCGTTCGCAGGACCTGATCCAGGGGATCACACTGGCTGGAATTTTTCTGGATGAGGTTGCCCTGATGCCAGAATCATTTGTCAGCCAGGCCGTGGCCCGCTGCTCTGTAGAAGGGCGCAAATATTGGTTCAATTGTAACCCTGCAGGACCGTACCATTGGTTCAAGGTCGAATGGCTGGATAAGGCGAAGGAAAAGCGCGCACTGCATCTGCATTTTACGATGGACGATAATCTTTCCTTGTCAGAGCGAGTGAAGGAGGGGTACCGCCGCCTGTTCTCAGGCGTGTTTTATAAACGGTATATCCTGGGCCTGTGGGTTATGGCTGAAGGCGTCATATACGATGTGTTTGACGAGGACAAACATAAGCTGGATCCGGCAGACATGCCTGCAGAATACAGCAAATTTTATGTTGGTGTCGATTATGGTCATACCAATGCGACAGTCTTTTTGCTACTAGGGGAGAAGGATGGCCGGTTGTATGTGATAAAAGAGTATTATCATTCAGACCCTGAGAATCCCCGGGCTCCATCCGATTACGCACGGGATTTTGTTAAATTTATAGCTGGTATCGATGTGAAGAAAATCTACATTGACCCTTCGGCAAAAGGTTTTATTACTGAATTGAAAAAGCTGGGCGTACGTCGAATTGAGGAAGCTGACAATAGTGTACTGCCTGGTATCGAATCTGTAGCTGTGGCTCTTAAGGAGTTACAGCTATTTGTTTGCTCAAAATGCAAAGAGACGCTCAAAGAATTTTTCAGTTATGTATGGGACGAGAAGGCAGCGCAGGATCGCGGTGAGGATAAGCCGGTCAAAAAATATGACCATGCGATGGATGCACTGAGATATGTGATATACGCCATCCTTGGCAAGCCGCGCCGTTCTATGCTTATTACGTAAGTGGGGAGGTGAACAACATTGGCAAATGCAGAAATGGTTCAGGCGCAACAACAGCAGGCAAAGGCAAAGTCTGCCGTTATCCTGCCGTATCAATATTCAGGTATGGGCGGTACACGTATCAAGCCGTCTCTTCTGCCGTTTTCTGTATTACGAAATATGGCGAAGGTGCCGGCCATAGCTGCGATTATCAATACGCGGCTGAATCAAGTTGCACGCTTTGCCCGCCGTCCTCGGTACGAGGGGGATCTCGGCTTCCGGATCGGTTTTAAGAATCCAAAGCAGTCTATGAGCCGAGCGGCACAGTTCCGAGCTTTTGAGCTTGAAGAGTTTTTTCTTCGGACCGGAAGTTGGGCAAACCCTGAGCGAAAGGACAATTTCAACCAGTTTTTGCGGAAGATCACGCGGGACAGCCTGACGATGGATGCTGTTGCTTGGGAAAACGTCTTTACCCGCGGCGGGCAGATCACGGATATGTTTGCGGTGGATGCGGCCACCATCGAACTGCTGCCCACCTCTCCCACTTCGGAGATATACCAGCCGACATCATATCAGGTGGTAACGAGCATTGGAGCTGCGGGCCCGATTGCTTATGTGCAGCGTGTGGATGGCCGTATAACTGCGGAGTATTCACAGCAGGAACTGTCATATTTGATCCGTAATCCCCGAACAGACATTGCTTATGCTGATTTCGGCTTTTCGGAGCTGGAGACACTCATCGAGATAGTCACGGGTATCGTCAACGGCGTTCGGTACAATACGTCCTATTTCTCATTCAACTCCTTGCCGCAAGGCGTATTGGAGGTTATCGGTAAGTATGAGGAAGAGGACATCGAGGCGTTCAGCCGACACTGGAAGACGCTGACCGAGGGAGCACAAGGCAAATGGACTGTACCAGTTATGGCAATGGAAGAAGGTAACGGATTCAAGTTCACTCCATTCAAGAACAGCAACCAAGATATGCAATTCAATGAATTCCTGGAGTTCTTGTTCAATTTGGCTTGTGCTGTGTATCAAATCGACCCGAATGAGGTCGGATTCAAGAGCTGGACCAGCGGAAAGAGCATGAGTCAGTCAGATAACACTGCGGAAAAGATGGACAGTAGTAAGGATAAAGGCTTCATTCCGCTGATGTATTTCCTTTCTGACGGGTTCAATACAAACGTACTTGACCGAATTGCGCCGGAGTTTGCCCTTTATTGGGCCGGGTTGGATGAAGAGGAAGAGGACCGAAAGGCACAACGTCTAAAGGACGATATGGAGTTGGGCTTGACCACAGTCGCTGAAGTGCGGAAGCAGCGCGGACAGCAGGTGCCGCCAGATGCAAAATGGATGAATGCACCAGCAAATCCGGTGCTCATACAAGCCTTTATGGCGGATCAGCATCCCCAGGAGGAAAATAATCCGGATGAAGCTGGGGAAGAAGATGAGAACAATAAGCCCCCTTCAGCTAAAGCTAAGCCGGAACCGTTGAAGAAATCCCTTGATATTGATATCTCCTGGGAGGGGTATTAATGTCGAAGCTACAAATCAAGCTGCCGTCGGCTGTGCGCTCTTTCCCGCTGGAAGATCGGCGCCGAATCATTGAGTCACTATCCAAAGCGCTCAACATTCCATCTGAACGCCCGAAGGGCGGACGCAGCATGTGGGATTCATCTGATGACCCACTGATTGCAGCATTGGAAGATTCGTTTTATGCTGAATTGGATGCAAAAGGGCAGCAAATGCTTGCCTCTATGCTGATTTTGCTGGACTTGCCCTTGGAAGAATTACAGAAGGGTCCGGGTGATAAAAACAGGATCAGCGACCTAGTTAAAAAAATGCGGTCAAAGGGCGGTGGGTGGAGAAGGATACTCAAATACGGCGTTGTAGACTCGCCACTGCAACTCATCCGAAAAATAGATCAGAATATTCGTGACCAGTTTCAGAAGGTTGACAAGCTCGCGGAAAAGTTCATTGTTCGTTCCGGGCTGTTGGGTCTTTACCGCAGCCAAGAGGAAAATGTGAAGCTGACAATTACTGCGGCCATGCTGGATCAACTGCCCTACACGCTGAAGGCAGCCAAGAAGGAACCATTTCCATTTCGCTTGTGGACTGACGAAAAGCAGGTCGAGATGCTTTCTTTGTCCCCTGAAGAATACCAAAGCATAGAGCAGTCCGTGGTGCATGCGGCGGAGAAGTTAAGCCAGATCGCGGACAATCACCGTGCCGGGGTCAAAGAGTTGGTCATCCAAGCTAAAAAGGAGCGCTGGGAAGCACAGAAGCTTTCCCAAGCGCTCTTTGAAATGTACGGGGATCAGAATAGAGACTGGCGCCGGGTAGCCATCACAGAACTGGCTATGGCGACGAACGATGCATATTTAGCAAACCTGAGTCCTGGAGATCTAATACAGGTCGCCACGGTTCCCGGTTCCTGTCCACACTGTCAACGGCTGCTGGAAGGCAAAACGTTTACTGTCTCAGATAAACCTATGGCCGATGGGTACAAGTACATTTGGCCAGGCAAGAGCAATATCGGCCGCAAGGCGGCTGAATGGTGGCCTTGCTGTCCATTGCATCCTCATTGCCGGCATCGCTGGATGCGGGTCGGTCGTGTTTCCAAACTACTAGCAAATTCAGACGGTGAAGCACCCACTTAATAGGGTGCTTTTTTTATGCCATGAAGGGGGGTGATTAACCGAATGAAACCGACAGTAGGCCGTATGGTGCATTATTTCAGCTATGGCACACCAGGTGGGGAATATAAAAGCGAAGCCCGCGCTGCCGTGATTACTGGCGTGGTGGACGAAACCACTGTGCATCTTTGCGTGCTCAACCCCACAGGCATGTTCTTTAACACAAATGTTAAGCAGGGACAAGAGGGCGGACAGTGGGATTGGCCTCCGCGCGTATAAGGAAGGAGTGATTAGGTTTGGAAGAGATTCAAGAAACGTTCCGCCTATTTGTTCCATTGGAAAAGTCGGTGGAGATGGATGCTAACGGCGATTATATCGTTCAAGGCGTCATCTCCAGCGATGATGAGGACGAGCAGGCGGACAGTATTTCTCCGGAGGGAATGGACACTGCCTATTTCCTATCCAAGGGCTGGATCAAGTGGGAGCACGGTAACGCCCCTAATCAATTCATAGGGGAGCCAGTTGAGGTTAAGATCGGCCAGTTTGATCATCCTTCGCTGAATAAATCGGTAAATGGCGTCTTTGTCAAAGGACGTCTTTTTGCTAACCGGGACTTGGCGATGCAGGCAGTTGTGGCTATTGAAGACCTGCAAAAATCTCAAAGTAGTCGGCGCGTGGGATGGAGTATAGAAGGTGGCGTAGTCGAACGTGACCGCCAGACAGGAAAAATTATTAAATCAGTTCTGCGAAACGTGGTGCTCACCATGAATCCGGTCAACACCATGACCTATGCGGAGTTGGTCAAATCATTTACAAAGGGAGATGGATTACCTATGGGAGACAATCAACAACAACAGCAACAAGATCAGAACCTAAATACTGCAGATATCAGCGCTCAATTAGGTGGGCTGGAGAAATCGCTCACGCTGCTTATTAAAAAGCAAGGTGAGGACTCTGTACTCATCAAATCGTTAGAAACAAAGCTGGATGCTCTCAGCAATGAGAACGTTGAACTGCGCAAGTCTCTGAATCAGCCACAGCAGCGTCAAAGCGTACTGGGCCAGCGGGATCTGAACACAATAAAGCGTCCTGATGGCAAAGAATTGACCAGACAAGAAGTGCTCGCCACATTGGAAAAGTCCTTTGAAGCCGGTGAGCTGACAGCAAGTGAAGTCATCCGGTTTGAAACAGGGACTCCTTTGGAGCGCCTTTCTTTGCCGACCAGCGTGAAAGAAAAATTAGGAGTTTAAGAAAGGGGACTGACATATGGATTTCACAAATCTGCAAGACGGCTTCGGCCAAATGACCCAGGCCGACCTGGAGGCACTGGTAAAAGCAATGGGGACAGGCACACCAGGCGAAGCTTATGGAAATGGTATTTATGGCGATATGTCAGCGATTCGGCCGCAGTCCCTCGAAACGACATTGCGCATCGTAACCGCAAAAGAAGAACATCTCAGCTTGTGGCGGAATATCACCAAAAAGGGTGCGGACAGCACAGTTGAAGAGTTCAACGTGCTTGATTCGTACGGCAGTGACGGTGATCCTTTCATTGTCGAAGGAGGTCGGCCGATCGAGAGGAACAGTAATTATATCCGTCAAGCTGGCTTTGTCAAATTCATGGGGGTAACACGTGGCACAACTCTCCCAGCTCAATTGGTCAATACCGTCGGGGTTGGCGATGCTGTAGCTTCAGAAACGCGTAATGGGACCATGTGGCTGCTGCAGCAACTCAACAAAAATCTCTATTTTGGAGATAGCAGCAAGAACCCTCTGGCCATTGATGGTATCCTTCCGCAAGTGAAGAAGTTTGTATCCGGTAAGCCATATGCTACACAGCATATCATCGATATGCGCGGGAAACCGCTCAGTGAGGAAATTCTGGAGGATGCAGCTACGATCATCAGTGACAATTACGGTGGAGCCTTGCTACAACTGTATCTGACCAACCAAGTACACAAAGATTTCTCTAAGCTGTTTGTTGGTCCGGCAGGACGTCAGCGTATTGTGGACATCGGCAGCAACGTTCGTATGGGTCAACCTGTTCGGGGGTATGCAGCAAATGCTGCTAACATTGATTTTACTCCTGACCGCTTCCTGAAACCTGAAGGGGCTCCGAAACAGGTCGGCCAGAAGGATTCTCCAGCGGTACCGGCGACGGCCACAGCAGAGGGTAAGGCGGACACTTCTTCAAAGTTGGAAGCTGGTACGTATTTCTACTTCGTAAGTTCCAAAGGTGAAGCGGGTGAGTCAGCATCTGTGTCTACTGGAGCTGTTGCTGTAGCTGCTGGCCAGAAGGTCGAGATTACTATTCCGCGAGTACTCCATGGTGATCCTAAACTCGCTGCCAAGAGTTACAAGGTGTACAGAGGTTACTATTCTGATCCGCTACGCGCCGAATTCATGACTGAGTTCACGGATGCGGGGACAGGTACCAATCAGGTACTGATTGATAATGGTGAGGATATTCCTGGTACAGAGTATTGCTTCCTGATCGACAACGACGGCGACGATGTTCTTGCTTTCAAAAAGCTGGCTGACCTGATGCGCGTGCCGTTGGGGTTGGTGGACACCACCAGCAAGTTCATGATTCTGTTGTTCGGCATGCTCCAGGTTTACAATCCTCGCCGTATCGTCGTATTCAAAAACGTGGGCAAGCTGGGAGTGAACAGCAACCGCGAACTGTACGATCCAAGTTATGGTGCAGATAGCTACGGCACAATTAAACCGGTACACGCTTAAGAGAGGTTAACATCACCTCTCTTTTTTGCTTTCAATCTCGAAAGGAGCTGAAGGAATTTGAAAATTCGAAAAACGCAGGGCGAGTACCCGCTGGACATCGTTGTACTCAATGAGTCGGTACACTTTGATAAAGATGGAGTTGCGGAGGTTGACGAGTTTGTCAGTGAAGTACTGTTGGCCATTCCTGGTTACGAAGAGTACAAGGAAAAACCCAAAAGAGAAGCCACTCCGCCGGCAGATAATTCCAAAGGCAAGAAGGAAGATGGCAAAGGAAAGCAGGACCCGCCGCCAGCCGACCAGAATCCGGCTGCACCGCCTAATACCAAGGAGTGAACCCGATGCCAATCATTCCCTACTATGAATCCCAAGAGAACCCTGATACAGGGGAGATAACTTATAGCTCTCCTATGGGACTTCCTACGCCGGAAGAAGTCAGGCGGCGTTGGTGCTATGGCTTGACGCTTGCTGACCAGCATGGACAGACGATGGATGACCGGGATATACTCGGCTACCTGATGGCTGCTGTGAAGGACACGGAGCGGCAATTGGGTATATTCCTCAAGCCTACCGTTATTCGTTGTAATGCAGAGGCGCGCGGGCTGGAACAGGGCGTTGATTATGAAATCGAAGAGTCGCCTTATGATTACGATGTGCAGTGCTGGCAGAATTTCGGTTTTCTCCAGTTAAGGCAGCGGTATGCTGGCGAGCTTACAACTTTCAAGCTGGTTGCCTATGGCGGTCAGGTCACTATTGATTTCATGCAATATCCTGATTGGATCAAGCTCTATAAGAAGTCAAGCCAACTGCATGTGGTCACCAAAGGCGGGGGTGTGCCTGTGCTCGGAGGATATCCATCCGGATACAGCACGGCCCCGTTTGCAGTTGGGCTGCAATCTAGGACGCCGCAGGTCTTCCATGTTGACTACACCGCTGGACTCACCAAGGAGCAGCTTACGGAGGATATCCGGGCGGCGATTGGCAAACAGGCTGCCGTCTCCGCACTCGGTGTGGCAGGGGATGCTCTCATGGCTGGTGTTGCTGGGTATAGCCTAGGATTGGATGGCGTAACTGAGACCTTTCAGTCCACTGCGTCTACCAAATATGGCATTTATGCAGCACATATCATGCAGCTACAGCAGGAGGTCAATGACTTCTTTAGTCCAGCAAGTGGCGGCGTCCGTACCAAAATGCGCGGCTTCACAATGGGAGGGATTTAACGGTGGATATTCAGATCAACGGTCAGAAATTTGAAGATCTGATCGCTCGCCATGGCCGTGATGTGCTGTGGCAAGAATCCATTCGCTGCTCTTGCATCAATTTGGACAGCGGGCAGCCGCGCTATGGTTGTTCGATCTGTGGAGGCACAGGCTTTGTGTATGAGCCGGTTAAGACCTGCCGTGCTCTTGTACAGAGTGTGACCACAAGCAAAGACTATCTGGCCTATGCCGGCATGTTTGAGGTAGGAGATGCACTGATGAGCGTACCAGCCAATATGCTCAAGCGTACACCGGAAGGAGGATTCGACCGATCCGGTCGAGAGCCAGTACCGATGTTCAATATCGGGGCTGGTGACGTTGTGACGCTGATTGACGATGAAGTAAAGACGTCTGAAGTTCTCGTGAAAGAATCCGAACTACACGGGCGCCCAGCAGATACGCTTTTGAATCCTAAGGTGACAAAGGTACTCTCCGTTCGTATGCACGATGCTGATGCCGTCACAACGACACTGTACGTTGCCGGGGAGGATTATGAAGTAGAGGGGGCAACAATTGTTTGGAGGGGCAATCAGCCGCCAGCAGGGGCACAATACAGCGTCATGTACATGCATCGTCCTGTTTATACCGTTTACGCTGTCCTCCCCCGCCCTCGACATCAGAACAATCAGGATTTGCCGCGGACTGTTTTGCTGCGGTATTACCCGGGAGGTGTCCTGCGTGAGCATGGTGTCAATACAGGCTGAGTTACCGGCGTTGGATAATATCATCGCAGCTCTATCCAATCGCAATCGACTACCCTATACCCGTGAAGCTGTACGAACGGCGACGGTGGATCTGATTCAAGCTACATGGATTCAATACGCTTCGGGTGTGGAAGTCAGCTACAGTGGTGGGACATTCCGCGTAGGCGTGCTGACTGGGGAATATGTTCGAAGCATCCAGGATGGTCTTCGTTTCCCTGGCGACTTGACAGGGGAAGTGTTCTCTACCTCGAAGCATGGCGCGGCCATTGAATCCGGTCAGGAAGCAAAGGATATGAAGCCGAAGCTGCTGGCTTCACCCAAAGCAAAGGTCGGAGTTAACGGAAAAAAGTATATCACTATCCCGTTCCGCCACGGAGCGCCGGGTTCTTCCACGATGGCGGCCATGCCCAAACAGATACACGATCAGGCGAAGAAACTTAATTTTAGCCGCGTAACAGCATCACTTCCTACCCGCACCTACAGTTGGGGTGGGCGGATTAAAGAAGATGACACTGGCAAGCGAAGTCATTCAGGAGCGCATCCGGGGGCGGGGTACTCCTGGAAGACCGGGAAATACCAGGGCATGGTTAAAGCGGGCAGTGCCGGGCAAACGCAGTATTTGACCTTTCGGCGTGTATCTGAAAACTCTGACCCAAAAAGCTGGCGCCGGCCGACGATTAAGCCGAAACCGATTCGGGAAGCTGTTATCGAAAATACGCGCGAACAGGTCCAGGACATGATTATCCAAGGCTTCCAGAAGGACTTGGCCGCAGCTGGGCTGGGAGGAAATTAATTTGGATTTTAATACGGTAGATGTGAAGGAGAAACTCCTGCAGTTTCTGAGGGCAGGGTTCCAACAGGCGAAAATAAGGATGAATGTGCTCAAGTCTGACCCGCAGACTGCAGCAGAGCTCCCCTGTATCGGCATTAATCGGATAGCTGACGGCGAAGCTGTCCACTCGCTGGGCGATTACGCTGGCAGCGATTTTGATGAGGATTCATTGGAATACAGTGAGGTGTACAGTGCCTACTACCAGGAATCGATGGAAGTGCGAATTTGGCACACAAATGCTGACGAACGAGAACGGGCTTACCGGTTACTCAAAGCGCTTTTGATGGTCTTCCGTCCGGTCATTGTAGAGCAAGGCGTTAGGAGCTTTACAGTGGAAGGCGGTAAGGATGAGAGTGACTTCACCGGCCAGGTAGCACCGTTTCCGGTGTATTGGGCAAGTGTCGTTATATCGTACCTCAATCCTCTGGATGTTCAAATCGGCGAATTGGCCGAAATTATTACAAATATCATCGTGAATGGAGGTATAGTCATTGACACAGAAGAGCCGTGAAGAACAAAAACCTGCGCCTAAATCAGAAACATCTGAGGGGCAAATATCAAAGGTTGCAGCCGATCCGGAAGTAATAAGCCTGGAAGACTATTTGGATAAGCATTCAGTTCATCCTGGTCTTATTGCCAGTTTTCGTTACGAAGCTCGGATTAGAGATGAAATGCTTTTGGAAAAAACAGAGTCAGCATGGGAGCTTGCATTTGAGCAGCAGTCCAAAACTCAATATTAGGGAGGTACATGATGAGCATAAATATTTCATTCGGTGGTGCGACCATCAAGCGCCCGGGAGCCTATTCTACTGTGGATTCTTCCGGTATGGTACCGGTCACCTTGGGATCGCTTAAGGTGTTGGCTGTGATTGGCCAACTCGGTACCGGGTCAACAATCGAAGCAGGCACGGTTGCTTACTTCAATGATCCTAAACTGGCAGCATCTGCAGTCGGTCAAGGGGAAATGTTGGAGGTTATGAACGTTGCTTGGCGTCATGGAGCTGATCTGATTGCGGTGTCCGCCGCGGCCGTTACAGCTCCGGCTACAGCGCCAACGGATGCAGAATGGCAGGCTGCCATTGATCTGCTGCAGCCCGAGGAAGTGAGCGGTATTATCCCGCTGACCACGCAAGCAGCGGTGTGGGCGAAGGTAGATACACACATTACCTTAATGTCGAGCACCAAAAACCGGAAAAGACGGAGGGCTTTCTATGGGCATGCTGCAGGCACTAGCATCGCAGATATTAAAACAGCAGCTAAAGCGATTCCCGGAGAGAGAGGCTTACTTGTAACCCCATGCCCGCTGGTAGCAGACAACACCGGAAACAAGGTAGCAAAGCCAGGGTATTATATGGCAGCAGCCATTGCCGGCCTTTGGGCGGGGCAAGAATCGCAGCAGCCCGTGACATATAAACTGGTTAAGTTTGATGGTCTTGAGAAGGTTTATATTGGTCAGGAAATTGAAACGCTTTTGGAGGCTCACGTATGCCCGATTGAATCGGTCAAAAACGTGGGCTTTCGTATCGTGCAGGGTGTAACCCTTTCGGTCAGTGAAGACCTGACTCAAAGTGAACTATCCGTTTCTACGTTAAAAGATGATATGTCGGCGAACCTGGAATCCTATTTTGAAACAAAGTATGTAGGAACTCCGGCTGTAAATGGTATTGAGGTCACTATCTACAATGATTTGGTATCCTTGATTCAAGGGTTTCAAAAAAATGGTTGGATTAGCGGATTTGTCGCGGATTCGATCAAGGTTACACGGAACGGCACAGTATTCGAACTGGAATGGGAAGGTATTCCGACCCTGCCGATTAACAATTTCTTGATTACATCACACTTCACATTGAAGTGATGAAGGGAGCGATAAGCTATGTCTATCGTAAAAGATCAGCCGGCACATGCCGGGCATACAATTAAACTGAAAATTGGTGGGATTGAGGTCGGCCGTGGGCAGTCCATTAGTGGACGGCGTTCCTTTGGCACAGAAAACCAATATGAGATTGGTTCGATTATGCCACAAGAATCTGTTCCACTGCGTGTTGAAGGCACGGTGACACTGGAAAAATACCGTATTCGCAAGAAGTCCCTGGCAGAACTAGGATTGTCGTCATATGGTATCGGTATTCTCAATATGAATGTCATTGATATTGAAGTGACGGACAAATATACAAACGACATCATTATCGTGTATCGTAACTGCACGTTACAGGAATCTTCTGAAGATTTCCGCGCCAATGCAATGGCCGGTGAAAATGCTACATGGTTGTACCTATCTGCAGACTATGGCACAGCCGAGTCTGATACTACGATTACACCGTAACAACAACGCCATATACACGACATAATATCTACCCTTCCAATTTTGGGAGGGTTATTTCAATTTAAGGAGAGATCATAGTGGATAACAAACCGCAAAAGAACATTAATGAGATCAGAGAAAATATCGCTGCCGGCGGGAAGTTCAATGAAGCTGAAGTGTTGGATTTTGAAAGTGCTGAAGGAAATGTGTATAAAGGCGTTTTGGTATTCAAAAAGCCGACCATGGCCGACTTGATGAGAATTGGCGGCTTAAAGTCTGAAATTCTGAGAACAGCCGGGGTACAGGATGCACGCTTGGTTGATAATGATATTTTGTTCACGGCGCATATGTTGGCTACCTTGGAAGTAGTTCTCGTCAAACGTCCGGAATTTCTGCTCAATCTAAACCAGGTCAAGGAATCAGACCTCATTTTCCATGTTTACGGTAAGTATCAGGTGTGGGAGGCCTCTTTTCGCAAGGAATTTCGAGACGCATCTGAGACAGATCGCCCAGCTTCCGAGAGAGAGGAAGCTTTGGATACTCCGTAAATACGTATACGGCGGGCTTCCTCCTACCGACCCGCGCATTTTAGACATGACAGATGAACAGGTTGAGCTTGAGTTTGTTCACATGGAATTGGACCGCAAAGCCAAGGAAGGCAGAGGTGAGGAGTACAGCGATCCAGACTTTGATGAATGGGATCGGGAGATGGAAGAAGAGGATAGCAAACTGTCCTACGAATATGAGCCTGCTGCTGTGCAGCAGCCAGCAGTAGACGTTGACGATTGGGAAGATGTCGAATTGTAGAAGGGAGGTGGGATAGATTATGGCAGCGGAACAAACGATCAGGGTGTCGGCCAAGGGCGAATTTGGACAGTTGCAGCGCGGGCTGAAGCAACTCCAGCAAGACCTCAAGGGTGTATCTGGTGTCGTAGACAAGGGTGCAGGCCGCGGGGGATTCTTTGATGAGAAACAGACACGCGCTCTGGAGCTGTACAAACGTAGATTCATGGGTACGATGAATGAGCTGAATGCTGAGTTTCGCAAGCAGAACGATGTAGTTGAGGCATTGTACAGCAAAATGAGTAATGCTCAGCGGGCTGAACGTGAAGAAATCCGGCAGACCATTTCGCAGCGCGAGAAGCAGCTGGACGTCTTGCGTAAAGAAATCATGGCAACAGAACGTTTGTACAATCAACGTTCCAAGGAGAGCAATGCTTTTGGAAGACCGCCCAGTTCGTCCAAATCGTCTGGAGATATAATAAGCGGGGGCGATGGAAGGGACCAAGGGAGTGGCGGGGGCATACTTTCTGGACTCATGAGTGCCGGAAAGTTTGCATTTGGACTAGCGGGCCTGACCGGGATCGCTTCGCTGGCCACAAAAGCCTATGACCTTTCGTATGAGCGTGTTACTGGCTCACTTGATCTGGCTCAGCGCTTGAGAGGGCAGTCTGGATGGACTGGGAATGCAACGGATATGTGGGATCGTTCTGGCGAAGCTGGCCGTAGCGACCGTATGGGCTACACTGCGGCGGAATCGTGGGGTTTCCTGGAACAATATAGCCGAATTGCTGGCGCGATCAGCGCGGGACAGCAGCAAGACCTGCTCAAATTCGGTCGGGGGTACGGCCTGAACACTTCTGAAGTAGCGGGAGTTGTTGGAGCCAATCAAGCGATTGGCGGCACGCAGACACCGAAGGGGTTTGCTGATGCCATCGCTGGCAGCGTGGCCAAGTCAGGTATGACACCTCGTATTCTTGAGGTTATGGAGACCAATAATGCACTGCTTTCGCAAATGAATACCACTCTAAAAGACGGATCATCTAAGCAAATTCTTGCTTATCAAACCACACTTGACAGGATTGGCGTCGATAAGGGCATGACACAGCTTACTGGTGCTCAAGGTGGGAACCTTATCGCCGGCCTGGGAGGTATCTTTCAGCCCGGCAATGACAAGTGGAAATGGATGGGGATTCAAGCTCTCCAGGATTACAATCCGCAGAAATATGGCAAGAAGGATCTTTTCGATTTGGAAATGTCATATGAAGATGGCCTTATGAATGCTGACAATATCCCGGCCATGGCCAAGTACATCCGATCTCAAACTGGCGGTAACAAGAAGCTGGACAAGTACATCATGCAGAGATGGCTCACTGACGGTGGGTATGCGGCGACTAAGAGAGAAGCTTCCGAATTTTACGACGCCACGGACGGCTTGACAAAGTTTAGTCCTGACCAAATCGAGGCATTGAAAAATGGTTCCATCGACTCCGGAGAGAAGTATACTTCTGAGCGCAAAAATGAACGAGGTCAGGAATATCTTGACACAGATGCGCGTTTCTCTCACGCTCTGGAACAGATTGGGACCCCAATCGTTCAAGGGATCATGGGATTAAAAGATGCGATAACTACTGGGATGGAAGATGTTCTCAATACCATTAGTGAGGGAGACTCAAACAGCAAAGCAATACTTTCATTCCTGACAAACCATTGGAAAGAACTGGCGACGGTGGCTGGCGTAGCAATTGTGGCTGATAATGTTCTCAAGGTTGCTGCTGCTATAGGTCTGCTAAAAGGCGTGACTGGGCTAGCTGGAATGACGAAGTTCATGGGGGCTCTAGGGGTTACAGCTGGTGTAGTTACCGGAACAATGGCATTAGATGATTACTTTGGTAAAACCGGGATAAATGAGAACGTGCAAAAGATACCAGAAGTTGTCATGGACGATATCAACAGACCAACTATTAATAACAAGACAAAAGAAGATATGAACCTGTTCAGTGCTTTGAGTGAAACAGCCAAACAGAGTTGGAATGCCATTACTGACAAGGAAACATATAAAAATCTGAAAGAGGGTCTTCAGTACACACTAGACACATTGAGCCTAAAGGACGCTGACAAACTTGCAGATGAACGCGCAAAAGGGGACGATTTCACACCGAAGCTTACAACACCATATGAATCTTTGACAAATCCTTCATCAAATCCGGCCACTCAATTTGAAAACCAGTTTAGGTTCTTACCATTGGTCAACACAGCTGTAGAGGGAAGCAAGAAACAGACAGCAGAATCCGAAAAACTACATGATGATGTTATTGCTGAACGTGAAAGTAAATTAATCCAGCCTAAGGATGGGTCCTCTTACAACTTTGACATGAGCAATAATCTGGATCGCCAAATTAGTCCAGAAGGTGGAGACATACTGGGCCGTGCGCAAAGGAACGAAAAGTTATCAAAATCTGAGCAGAATATGCTCGCTGAATGGGTTAACGAGTTTGCTGCCCGAAAGAAAAAGAATGATGACGCAGGTGATTCTGAAATAGGCCGCTTGACAAAGAACATGGCTGGCGGAATTGAAAATTTCGCTGACACCGGGATAACGCGTTTGCGAGGAATGGATCGAACCACTCGAGATATGGCCGATAATGCTTCTGACAAGTACCAGAGCATGGAAAAGAACAGCGGTAGTTTACTGGATAAGTCCGTGTATTTGTTCCGAACTATGTATTATAAAGTGGCGAATACGATGGATTACATGCTGGAAGAACACCGAAATATGGTAGCAGAGTTTTCAGGCTCATCCAGATACACAGATGGTGTAGGGGGCGATTATGCTTCCGGGCTGGGACAAGGATATAAAATCACACAAAACAGCAGAGTTTCCGTTCAAGATTTGAATAAGCAGTTAAAGGGTTTCCTGGCTGGTTATGGCGCAGATTATGTTAAGGCAGGTAACAAATACGGAATAGATCCAGCCTTCTTGGTAGCCGTTTCAATGCAAGAGACGGGCGGCACATCCCCTGCGTTAAAGAACAAAAATAACGTGGGCGGTATGATGGGGAAAAACGGTCTCCTGTCATTTAAAAGTATACCCGATGGCATTGATGCCATGGCTAAAAACATCGCGAACAACTATGTACCTGAAGGGATCGACACTGTAGAGAAGGTGCAACAAAAATATGCTCCAATTGGTGCAACAAATGATCCTGATAATCTCAATAATGATTGGTCTAAAGGTGTGACAAGCATACTTTCCAATTTGTTGGGGAATTCACGGGATGGAATGGACAGCGGGTATAGCTTCTTTAAAGGTTGGGAGAATCGTGTCACATCTCGCTTTGGAGATAAAGAAGGGTTCCGTCTGAAGCCTCATGGCGGACTCGATATAAACGGGGAGCAAGGGGATGCGTTGGACGCTTTGACATCAGGTAAAGTATCCTTCATAAAGATGGACGATGGTGGACCGAATGACCCTGATGGAAAAGCTAACACTACACCTGGTGGATCTACCATTGGAATTAAGATGTCTGACGGGAATACCTATTATTACGCACATTTATCTGATGTCAATTCTAAGTTGAAGGTTGGGGACAATGTTGCCGCAGGTGAATGGCTTGGAAATATGGGCGGTGATAAAGGCGTTGCGGGTAGTGGCAGTTCTACAACAGGCAGTCACTTGCATCTAGGATATATGGATAAAGACGGAGTTTTGATGGATCCGGTTAAACTTTTGAACGGTCTCAATGCTGGTGATAGTGAGATCGGTAAAATGAACCCGGAGCAATTTGTTGCCTCAGCCGGAATGTCATCTGGATCAAGCAGCCCTCAAAGCCAGCAAATTGTCACAACGAAATCTGAAATTACCGTGAAGCTGGACCTCACCGGTGAGGGAGCCAAGATACTTAACAATGCGACGCCGGGCCAACTTGAAAAGCTTGTAAATCGAATAATGACGGAGCGGGAGCGGCAGCGTCTCCGTATGTCTCCTACAAAGGCGGGGTACTCATGATCGAACGTTACAGCTGGGCGCCCGTTGGCGGCGTCGTCGGAAAGCGGTATATCCCAGTTGTTCGGGTAAGCTTTCACACAGAGAAAGCTTGCTATCAACTAAAGGGAGAAATTACGGAAGACAGCGACAACACGGACCCGACCAGCCAGGTGCTGTCGGTAACGACTCAAAAAACAATGGATGCTCCCGCCGGCACCATCAGCATCACTCTGGCCGGCGATAAATGGTTCCGTTCGCAACTCATTATGCCCAATGATATGGTAGTTGTGCAGATGGGCTATAAGACGATAAAAGGTGAAGAGCTCAGCACTGTCATAGTTGGACTGGTGGATCGGATTCGCCGCACACGCAGCGTGGAGGGGGGAATGAATACTTACATCACTGCCCGGGACTTTGGAAAAACACTAATCAAGAGCAATGTTAAATTTTATCCGGAGCTAGAGGGGAAGACGGAACAGAAGAATCTCTTTTTGGCTTCGGATGGTTGGCTGAAGCTGATGAATTATTTCAGAGGCGACCTTGTATCAAAGGGATCACCTGCCGTGATTCTGGATATTATCATGCGCTTCATTTTACCCAAACTGAACAATGTGGAATGGACCGTATGGGATGAAGCGAAAACAGAACCTGTTCCCAAAAAGGTCGGGCTCACACATGTACTCAGGTACAACTTCGCCAAAATTAATATGACGTTGCCACAGTTTTTTACCCTTGATCAATACGAAGGATCGTTGTGGAACTTGATGGAGCGAACATCCATCAAGCCGTTTTCTGAATTGTTCGTCGACACACGGCATCCGGATGAGGCGTGGAACAAGAGCGGCAAGCCGCGAGTTATTAATGAAACGATAGAACAAGCTTCTGACGAAAGTAAAGCGAAGTTTCCGAAAGGAGAAGGGTATTATCCGTCTCCACGCTTCTCTTTCGGCAAGGATAATAGCGTGGTTGGTGTGTTTATGCGAAACACTCCATTCGACCAGGCAGCTTGGGACCAATTGTTGGCGCATGAGATCAGTGCAGAGGATGTTATTGATGAGGACCTCTCATACAGCGACGAAGAACACTACAATCTCTTTTGGGCTGGAACGACGATTAATGCCCTTGGAATCGATCTTAAACGGGCGGCCCCGCCGATAGTGAATGAAAAGGCTGTGCTTCGCTACGGGTTGTCACCCCTTGAAGTGGAAGTTGAAGGTTTGGCACTCAGTCAGGACGATCCAAATGCGATGACCCAATTGACTGAAATGGTTGCCGGTTTGAGCGGGAAGTTGAAAGCGTGGTTTGAGAACAATCATCTATACTTGAACGGCTCCATGACGGTCCGCGGTAATGGTGCCTTTAAAATTGGTCAACGCTTGCGGGCAAAGGGCATTATAAAAGAATTTTACATCGAGGCCGTGACGCAGACGTTCAATGTATATGAAGGATGGACGACAACGTTGCAGCTCACACGAGGGTGTGATTTGAAACAGGGTGCTTCTTCTGAGCCGGTGACCACCACCTCTTCTCAAGCCGGGTCTTCTGGAATCAAGTCGGCAGCAGAGGCGGTTAAAGGTAAAAACTACACCGTCAGACGCGGGGATAGCCTTTGGAGTATTGCTGTGAAGGTTTATGGAAAGGGAGACGATTGGATGAAACTGTGGTCAGCCAACAAGGATATGCTTATCAAGCGTGATAATCGAAACGTGTCACAGCCCGGAAAATATATTTATGAAGGGCAGGTTCTGCAGGTACCAGGAGGGGCGAAACAATGAAGGACCAAGCCGCACTTGGCGGGCAAACGACTAATCGAATGCCGGCCTTCAACGCAACCCGGCCGGCCCGGGTAACGAGTACGAAAGACTTCAACAAGTATGGGCGCATTGAAGTTATTTTTTTAGATTACAGCGTACCCTTGCCAATTTGGGTAGTTGGAGATATCGACCGGGAACCCATGCCTGGGGATTCCGTGCTGGTAAGCTACATGGATGGTCGGAAGGATTGCCCTTACCTCGCAGGTTTTATCAAGAATGAGAGTTATGGTACAAACTTCTTCGTAATGAAAAGCGATAAAATTAAGCTCCAGCTTCCCATCTATGGCATCGGTGAGAAGGACAGTAAAGCAACCAAAGACGTCCAGGGGCACCTGCTGGATAACGCCCGGCAGAAGGACCGTGCGTACATTGAGCTGACCCCGACACACGCTTTGGTTAGCTTTCCAACTTCCGAAGATGGAAGCACGGTACCAGCGACTATCACGGTAACGGCTGACGGCGTAACCATTACCCATCCGAAGACGATTAAACACCATGGGGGCAGCAAAGGGGTTGCACGTATAGGGGATACAGTCGATTTTGAAGGGAAAACTGCGGATGGTAAGAGTGTCACTGGAACAGGCACCATTACAACGGGTTCCAGCAAAACAAAGATAGATTAGGAGGGGACGCCGTGGCAAAAAAGGTTTTGGTGAGCGCTGCTACGTATGACCAAAAGCGTTTTTACCGGATGACATTCGAGTTACGAAAGACACTGCCCAGCGGGGATTCGGGCGCATTGTCATTACACACTCTCCTGGTCAATCCTTCCGATTTTAGTCAAGAAGAGCCGGGTCGTGGGAATATCATACAGACACTTGGAGGGGCATATGTGGCTGACTTTGGGGTGGGCCTGCCCACAGTAACATTGAGCGGAACGACCGGCTATAGGCTGCGTATGTCAGCCGAAGGGATAGAACGGGACGGGTATGAAGAATTACGGGATTTCAGATCGGATATTTACCGCAAAATCCTACTATCCAATGATCCGCAGCATGCACTCTATTGGTACAATTGGGAAGATAACGAGTATTATGAGGTTCATCCGCAAAACTTTCGCTTGCAACGTAGCAAGTCGGAGCCGACATTGTACCGATACGAATTCCGTTTTACTTGTTTGCGCCGATTAACAAAAACGCGTAGGGAAGCAGCGTCAGATTATTTGAAACGGAATCCTTCTACCGCTAATATGGCTGGACAATTAACATCCAGCGTTTCAAATATCGGTGAGCTGCTGCTGAAGCTAACGAAAGGGGACGGCTAGCATGCTGGATAGCTTTTATTTACCGCAGGAATCCATCAGCTTTGTTAACTATCCGGTCCTGCGAGATGAACAGTCGAAAATCGAAACAATTGTTTCCTATGCTTTGCAGGTACGCGAGTCCTTAACAATGTACAACGAAGCTACGGCCAACCGGGTCGATATCAATATGGATGAGCTAGATCAGCAAATCATTCTATGCCGGCAGACTTGTGAGCATTTGGGAACCGCAGAGAAGATCCCATTTGATGTGTTATTGGAACTGCGTTCCGTATTATCTACGTTTTACAGTTTAAGGACTCTGTATGAAGATTCCGGTGTTTCAGTGATCGGTACGCCTACGGTAGTAAGGGAGGAGGGCGCTGCAGTGTGATAGAACATATTTTAAGCGACGCTGATACAATTCAGGGTTTGGGCGTCATGTACAATGTTCCCTGGCAAATCATTGCGGATGATAATGGATTGGAATATCCGTTCACGTTGACAAGCAAAGAGGCTTACAAGCAGCTTTATTCTGCGGGGTATCTACTTGTCCGGAGGGGATTTGCTGCATCACCTTTGACGGTATATGCTGGGTCGACATTTGCGACTGAGCCTGATTCTGAAGGGGTCCAAAGATTTTATGAATTGGTGGAAGACACAACCCTGGCTGCAGGTGCAGCTGAGGGTTATTTTTATGTCCGATGTACCCAGCCTGGGAGTTTTGGAAACACCATTGCGGGCAGTGTGATTGTGGCCAGAGAGATTAGAAGCAGTTTGGGAGATGTTCAACTCAGGGTGATCAATCCAACGTCTTTTTCCAGTGGGAAAGATACTCGTGTACGCCTTACAGGACAAGCCATTTTTATAAATTTGGGTACTCAAGTGGCAGCTCCAAGAATCAGTTATGTGGATCAGTTGGGCGGTAGTGATTTAAAGACGACCCCTGATGGGGATTTGATAGACGATGGATTTGGCGATTGGGAGGTCGTGTCGGGCCTGGAGAATATCCAGCAAGCAATTAGCCACCGGCTTGTGACTCGGCGAGGAAGCCTGACGCAGCATCCAACCTATGGGAGCCGACTGCACGAACTGATAGGGCAGCCGCAGCTCCCCTATATTCGTCGTTTGGTTGAGCTCGACATTCAGGAATCCCTTTTGGATGAAGAACGAATTGAAGAAGTGATCATCAGCGATGTTGTAATCCGAAACACTATAGTCGATGTCTCGCTTGTTATTACGGTGGCCGGTTCCCAGGAACGTGTTACGTTATCGCTGAATATAACAGGCTCAGCCTGAAGAAAGGAGGTTGACCATGGCATTCGAGAGGAAGTCTCTTGAAAATATAGTACAAGACATGGTGGATTGGTCGCGGGGGGTTTCCTCCAAAATAACGGATTACCGTGTTGGTTCCAGAGCACGGACATTGCTGGAGGCGGTGGCCAAAGAGCTTGAAGAATTTTACGATAAGGTTTACCGCGCGGCTCGGACACTGATTGCAGAAAATATTTACACTGTAATGGGGTTCCCTAAACTGCCGGCACTGTTTTCTACAGGTTCGGTCATTATGAGTCGCTCTACTCCCGCTGATGCTGACTATCTTATCGCAGCGGGTACTCTACTAAGGACAAGAGCGACAGCGTTAAAAGCTCCTGTCAGTTATCGGACAAGCGTTGATGTTATACTGCGGACAGGTGAGTCAAACATAACCGTTCCTGTTATTTGTCTTGTGGCTGGCACGGACGGCAATGTCGATGCACTCACGATAACTGAATTTGTATCCAAACCGGCGGGGATCGATACGGTTTCCAATCCGGACAGCTTGACAAATGGGAAAGAAGAGGAAACAAAAGACGAACAGAAGAACCGATTTAAAAAGTTCATTGCATCACTTTCTCGTGGGACCCTACCAGCTATCGAATATGGTGCGACAACGGTTCAGCTTATATCTTCGGATGGCCTTGCCTTCGAAAGAGTTGTAGACGCCAAAGCATTTGAAGACACAATCAACCGAAAGGGGGAGGTTGATTGTTATATCTGGAACGGGGTAGGAACAGCATCAGCACAGCTGATTGCAGCCACGCAACGGGTTCTCAGCGGCTACTATGAAGAAGGTAAGCCAATCTATGGATATAAACCAGCAGGCATTCAAGTTAATGTTTTATCGGCTGCTACGAAGCCGGTCAATGTTCGCGTAACTCTGATCATGAATACAGGGATTGCGTTAGAAGATGTGCGAGTGTATATCGAACGTGAAGTCACTGACTTTTTTGTGGCGTTGAAACAAGGGCAAACGCTTATACAAACAGCCCTCGAAACCCGCATTAAGCTGCTGGATGGTTTATATGACGTTAAACTCCACTTGTCACTGGATGGTGGCGTTCATTGGTCGGATGAAAATATTACTGCAGAACAGACAGAAATTTTATTGCTTCGCCATCCACTGGTTTACCGATCGGGGGCAGACTGATGAATCTTATGCTGAAACTACTCGATAACCTTGGGGATCGTTGGAACAAGCAGCCTAAAGAAGTTCCCTATCTTGTGTTGGAGCAGGGGGCTGGTGTGCATAGCAAGGTAACGGTGGACGAGGGTGTGCTCCACTTCCATAGTGCGACTTACCGGCCGGAGCTTCCCGAGAAACAATCCATTGCTTTGAAAGGGTTGGATACCGACGAATTGCTGATACTCATCCGGAGCATGGGATACATTGCAACCGCAGCGGTGAAAGGTAAAGAAGCCAATTGCGGGCCGTTGGCTTTGATAGAACAAAAGGACGTGGCCATACCAGTATCATTATCTGTCTTCAGTAGCGGGGTTTGGCGCAGGCTCTATCCGCTGTATCGGGCACTACGACAGGCGGACATGGACACGGACGCTGCTTTGCGACAACTCAATCGCACGATGTCTACAGGGGACTGGCTCGATTACTGGGCCAGTTTTTTTGCGATTCAGCGGAAGCCACGTGAGAGCGATAATAACTTCGTTCGGCGGTTTACAATGTGGCTCTTCAACCCGAAGACAAACAATATCGCCCTGCAGGAACTGCTCTCTTACCGTCTGCAGGACACCAATATTGAGGTCCGGGACCGGGCGCCGGCCGAGTTTGAATTGCTAGTTGGAACAAAATACTTGGACGATGCTTCCGATTTACACGAAATTCTTATGGAAGCAAAGGGAGCAGGCATCCGTTACTTTTTGAATTACTTGACTCCCACCCTGGCAGAAGATTACCGAGCGTATGCATCAGACCTGCACGGCAAGCCGTTTTCAGAGCTGGATGTACTTAGCGGCACTCTTAAAGCAGTGCTGTCCGAAACGTACCCGACTCCTAAAGAAGAATTATCTGCTCTGGTTGGCTTTGTAGAACAGCATACCTTACCCCATGGCGGGTTTGGGTCGGCATTTCGTTTGGGAGTCAGTGGATTGGGACAAGGGAAACTGGGCAGCGAATACACTGCATACCAAGATGTTATGACTGTAACGCTCCAGGAAGCAGGTCAAATTATTTTTGAAAAATCTTACTGAAGGGGTGATCACCTCAATGGACATATACGAGAACGTACCGTTACCAAGAGGTTTTGTCAGCATTTATCTGCATCGAGGGGCGCTGGAGCAGCGAGATATCATTCAGGAGCTTCACATTAAAAATCTTATCGTGGCTAATGCTTCGAAATTCATGGCCCGGCGAATGCGGCCTGGCGCAAGTTGGGCAGCAGGGATAACTCATCTTGAGGTTGGGACAGGCTTTGGAACAGGAACGGCTCAGACGCCGCAGCCTGAGAATCCACTCCAAACCGCACTGAGAACACCACTATTCAGAAAGGCGATTTCAAGTTGGACATATCTAGATACAAGTGGAACCGCGACTGCGGTCGAGACAAATATCTTGAAGTTAACAACAAATTTTGCTGAGAGTGAAGCCAATGGGCCTCTTGTAGAGATGGGATTGTTCGGTGGAGATGCTGTGAACACGCTTGGATCGGGCCAGATGTTCAACTACAAAACAGTTCCGGTCATAACCAAAAACAACACCATGCAGCTCACCATTGACTGGAAGCTCTCATTCTAAGGGAAAGGAGATGAAATGATTGGCGTACAATGGGAAAACAAACTGGAAAGCGGATGAAATTGTCTATCCTGAGGATATGAACCGGATTGAACAAGGGATAACAGATGCCGGCGGCGCTGGATCAGCAACGGACACCGTAATCGGAAATCGTACGATATCGGACTCCACAGCACCAACCGGAGACACAGGTACACTGGCCACTTTGTTGGGCTGGCTGGCAAACATGATCAAATCCATTACAGGTAAATCATCCTGGCGGACAGCACCGGCCACAACGCTTGAGGCAGCGAAGACTCACGCAGATGATACTACCCGGCACATTACGGCAGCAGAGCGTACAGCCTGGAATAACAAGGCGCCATCGACATACCCGGACGATTACAAAACAGCAGCCTCCTTGCCATCGACATACCCAATTGGGGCAAGCATTTTTTTCGCCTTAAACCCCAACGGCTGGCCCAGCTCTTTTGGTACAGTCCATACCATTAGGGGGCACGATGGAGGAGAAGCTGCAATTCAATACTTTTATCCGTATAATGTCAAAGCTCCAGTAAAGTGCAGGATGGCTTACTATCCTGACGATGTGTGGGGAAATTGGGCAGAAGTCATCGACTCCAGCGGTCCATCCACCACAGCATTAGTGCCCAAACTTAATGCGGAGCTTCATGGTGGACTTCTGGCGAGTGAGCTTGAACGCAAGGCGGCAGGTACGATTTCTGCTGATCTAAACGCTGGTGCAGCGCTTGTGCACGGAAAGTACCTTTATGCCAATGGTGTAGCGAATTCGCCTGCTCCTAGTTTCTGGGGTGTTTTAGAAGTTACGGTAAGTGACGGAGGCACATATAATGGATCAAATTGGATATTCCAAGTTGCACGAATAGCTGGTGGGACGAATCAGGAGTTCAGGAGAAGCAGAATAAACAATGGAGCCTGGACCGCTTGGAGTGAGTATTGGCACAGTGACACCCACAACTCTACAGGAGACCCGCACACTCAATATGCACAAAAATCAACCCTAGCGGATACACTTCCCTACGGCGGAGTCATAAACATGCTGGGAGACTCAGGACGATTCGTAGGCCCTGAGAATGACCCAAAGGACTACAAGTGTTCCGACACGTTTGCTAATAGCACCTTTTTCTCATCATGGAACGGAACGTCTGTAGCGGATGGTGGGAAATTTATTTACGACAACTCAACCTACGGTGGTGCAGCAGGTGCACTAAACAGCGATGTAGCCAGTCTTGTGACCGCGATGGGTGGAAGTACTCGATATGGCCCTGAGTTTCATATCGCCTCTTATACCATGGGGCCTGGTACAAATAGTCCAAATGCAACCGTTCCGACTACCCATTTGATGACCGCTTGCGCCAGTATGCCTGCGGGTGGAGTTGCTAGTCGTTTCACGGTATCATTTTGGATTAGGTTAAAAACGGGAACACGTGTAGTAATAGATAAAGATGCTGCCTTCAGACTTAGGAAGAACGGGGTTGTACAGTCCGCTCCTGTGCAGTTGACGAGCGCTGACGGGTGGGTGCATATCGAAAATGTAATTGGCGCAAACAGCGGTTACAGTAATGGTGCGCCTTATATACACGCCACCGCTGGTGATGTCGTTCAGATTGCACTGCCTGTAGTTGTTTTGGGGGGGATAGGGGTTGGTGTACATAAAAATCCTGTTATGGGTCCATCACTGGGGTTTGTCCCGCTTCCACTCAGCTCCTACACAGCTAATGATGTGCTTGCTAAGCTATTAACAGTTGACGGTGCAGGCAGCAAGTTAGATGCAGACCTGCACGCAGGTAAAACCTTGGCTGAAGTGGTACAGGGTTCTTTGTCGTTCGCCGTCACCGCCGGCACAGCTGCCGCTCTGACCGCGTCGATTACTCCAGCGCCAGCGGCGCTATCCGCTGGGCTGCGGCTGTCCATCAAAGTCCACGTTGCCACCACCGGCCCGGTCACACTCAACCTTAACGGACTGGGAGCCAAGAGTATCAAAAAGCCAAACGGCAATAATCCGCCTTTGGCTCTTGGTGGTGTCTATACGTTGGTGTACGATGGTTCGGTTTTTACACTACAGGGTGAAGGAGGTGAGTATGGAACAGCAGGTGCAGCGCAGGTGCTTGCAGGCTATAGTATAGGGACTGAGAACGGGGTGATAGCTGGTTCCATAGTAAATAGAACTAGGGACGCCGCCGGGGGATACACTACAGCTTTATCCGCACTTGGAGATTCTGGCGGGTCTTTGGTAATGGAGCCGCCAACGGGCTACTATGAAGCTGGTAAAAACGCCGGGAATTTCGGTACATTAATTGCGGTTGATCCTAATTATGTGCCTAGCAGTATCCTGAGTGGGAGAAGTATTTTCGGTGTTCAAGGATCAGTCCCTGTCATCACATCCGGTGCCGATCCAGCACAGGGCGTAGGACTATGGGGAGATGGAGCGCTGGCAGTATACCCGAGCGAGGGCTATCGTAAAGGCGGGGCTGGTGCGGGTGAGATTAAAGTATCAACTGCACAACTGCAAGCAGCTGAGGGAGATCTGCAGCCTGGGAATATTAGAAATGGTGTAAACATGTTTGGTGTGACGGGAACACTAGAACCTAAATTATATTACAGTTATATAGCGACTCTGGAGTTAAATGAAAATGAAAGAAGTATTTCCTTTGGTTTTGTGGCTAAAAATATTTCTTGCACTAGCCAAAACCCTAATAACGGTCAACCTATTGGTGCTTCTCAATTTTATTCCGATTTTGAAAATTTAACGATATCACTTAGTAATGGCTTAACAGTTACCGGAACAGGAAGCTCTAGCGCAGTAATCAAAAGAGGTACGGCTGGGGTATTAAATATTCATATTCAAGTATGGGGATAAGGAAGGAGTTTTGTAAAATGCAAATTGGCATGAAAATCTACTATGACAAGTCAACAGGCAATGTGATCCTGAATACAGGTGAATTTGTAGGCCGGGGCTACGTAGAGACGACAGAAGATCAAGACTATGCTAGTTACAAGGAGCTGGCCCAGCGGGTCCGGGAGACGGTCGGAGTAGTTAAGCTCCAATACGGCCAGTATTCCCGCGAATTTGCCCAATGTGACAGCTACCGGATCAATCCGGAGAGCAAGACACTGGAATTTACTTATCCAGGGCCGCAAGTGGACCCAATGCGAGAACGAGTTGAAGCGGTGGAAGTGGAGAATGCTGCCCTGGTGTTGGAGTTGGCAAAGACCCAGGGCGAGCTGGAGCAGACAGGCGGGCAACTGACGGACATGAAAGGTAGGCTTGATCAGGCGGAAGCGGAGAGCGCGGCGCTACTCCTTAAGCTAGTGGAAGGGGGTGTAATTTAACATGGATTGGTACGCAGTGGTAAAGCGGCATTATGATGCTGAGCGGTACACGGTGGAACAAGTTGAAGTATTTGTAACGGCCAAGAAGATTACCGACAAGCAAGCCAAAGAGATTACAACAGCAAGCGCCGCATAGCAGGCGTTTTTATTTTGCCCCTGGGGAAACCCCAGGGGCTTTCTCCCTAAATTATAAATGCATAGAAAAGAATAGAATACAGAAATTGACTTTTATATCTTTTTATCGCCAATATCTTACAAATATATGGTGATGATAAAAATAAAGATTTGGCATCTTTTGGACTATACTATCTAAATGGGAAATGAGGTAATGTTTACTATGTAGTCGGCCGATTAACAAATGTATCGAAGGGCGGAAGAATAGTGAAAATTAAAAAGCTTCTTTCTGTACTTCTTATCTCTGCAGTAGTTATGGTACCATCGGCTTCCGCATTTGCCGAAGATGTTAATTCAACTGAAATTGCTCCTACTGGTACAGTGACACCTTATATTGTAGGTGTTGGAGATACTCGCGCAGCGGCAGTATCTATTGTCCTCAATGATGGTGGAGGTGCTATTTACGATCTTTTTATACAAAGCCCAACGGATCAGGACTGGTTTAAATGGACCAATACATCATCTAGCTATAAAAGAGTGGTGCCTCGCGTTGGTGGAATGAGTGGAAACGGACCTACTAGAGCAGGCTTGATTGTTAGTTATATTAATCAGAACGAACTCGGGCCGCTTTATACTGCTCAATCAGGTACTGCCGAGGGACAATTGTTTTCAAATGTTATGGTCCCTCCAGGGGCAACTGTATATATAGTTGTTGATGCACCGAATTTTACGACGGCTCCTGCATATCGTTTAAATTTTGCAGTTTACGATTAATTTAGTTAGCAAAAGCACCTCTTTATCATAAGAGGTGCTTCTTTATTTCATAATAACAATACATCGACGCTCATAGAGGCGTTTTTATTTTGCCCCCAGATTGTGAATTACGGTCTGGGGGCTACTTATTTATAGGGGGAAATCATGTGGAGCTTACAACGATCACGGCAATAGTTGCGGCAGTAAGCGGAGTTGTACTTGGGTGGGTAACCCGTACATCTGCATTTAAAAAGGACGTGGCGCAGGAGGCGGGCAGTGGAGCTGCATTGCGTACGGACGTCGAGTACATCAAGCGTGGTGTAGATGATATCCGGGCTGATGTTCGGGTACAGGGGCAGCGGACAGACGTCCTGGCTGAGCGTGTAACGCGGGTTGAGGAATCGGCCAAGCAAGCTCACCTGAGAATTAACGAGATAAACAAATAAAGGAGCTGATTGTAATGGAATGGAATGCTGTATCGAGCTTTATCAAACCGGAGTTGTTGCTTGTGGTTACTGTCTGCTGGGTGATCGGTTATATCCTTAAGCAGACCCCAAAGGTGCCGGACTGGACGATTATTTACGCGGTCACTTTAGCCGCCTTGGCGGTTGAGGTCCTTATGACAGGATTTACGGCTGAAAGCATCCTGCAGGGTATCCTGTGCGGGGCTGTGGCCGTATACGGCAATCAATTAGTTAAGCAGTCGGTCAAAAAGAGCGGTGACGAGTAATGGCGCTCACGCTTGAGCAAGTCAAAGCCAAATCCGTAGCGCGGCTGAGTGGCCTGCATCCTGTGGTGCGGGCTGCGGCTACGATACTGATCGAGCGCTGCTATGCACGGGGAGTCAATATAGTAATTACCCAAGGGCTGCGGACCATTGCGGAGCAAGATGCACTCTACGCGCAAGGCCGAACGAAACCGGGGCCAATTGTCACAAATGCCCGGGGTGGACACAGTTATCACAATTACGGTCTGGCTATAGATTTTGCGCTGCTGCTGCTGGATGGTCGTAACGTTTCCTGGGACATGAATTGGGACGGCGACGGTGATAAGGTGGCGGATTGGTCGGAGGTAGTTCAGGAAGCGAAGGCGCTGGGCTTTGAGTGGGGCGGGGATTGGACCAGTTTTAAGGACCTTCCACACTTTCAAATTGTGTTCGGCTTGAGCACGGCGCAGCTGCGGGCAGGTAAGGGGCCAACAGCAGCGCAGGTTAAAGCGGCATTTGCTGTCATTGATAAATTACAAGGGGAGGCTGAGGTAGTGAACAAGGATGTGAAAGTTACTGTAAAGGTAGATGGCAAAAAAATTGAGGACGGCGTATTAGACGATGGAGTTGCTTATCTACCGGTGCGCGCTGTAGCAGAGGCGTTAGGGCTGACAGTGGGATGGGATCAGGTAAGCAAAACGGTAACACTGACCAAGGGGGATAAATAATCATGAATAGCAAATGGCGGAATTATGGCTTGTGGGTATCTTTGACAGCAGCGGTGCTGCTGGGTGTGCAAACAGTCGGGGCAATCTTCGGGCTACAGCTGGCCCCGGAGAAATATGACGAGGTTACAGCGGCGGTCAATGCAGTCTTGGGCATCCTTGTAGTACTGGGGATCGTGAGTAACCCGGAAGCAGGCAAAGGATATACTGATAAGGATTAGATGTACATTTGCCCATCGGCTCCGGCTGGTGGGCTTTTTTATTCCTTTGTTTCACTTTCGATCCGCAGCCTTATCACTCGTGAAATACTCTCCACATCAATGTAAGGCACCCATACAGGCCCTTCAATTGTATTGATTTTTACTCGATCAGGATCTGCGGACACCTCCGCGATTCCCTTTATCTTATCCCGTTAATAAGCCATGCAACAATCATTTCCCGTCTTACTGCCGCAACCTTCAAACTCTGCTTTAACTTTTTGTCCATGGGTGTACCTCCGGGCTTTTCTGATCATCATACACCTCGTTTGATATCTGAAGGAAAAATTTCCTTGCCGTTGATAAAGAATTGGACTTTTGAATTAAACCCACATATTTCCTCAGTAACCCTTAAGTGTATTGTAAATTCCTGTCGAATAACAGACTGTTTGTTCGCCCTTTTTTAGTGTAGGCTTGTATGCATACATATTAAAGGAGTAGATGAAGATGAAGTGGAAGCACAAAGCAGGAATAGCGGTCGTTTTAATAGCCGTAACCCTTATTTTGAATTTAGTTGCATTTCCGTCGAGTGTAAATGCGGAATCTGTAGCATTATTATCTGGGAAAGTGGTTAAAACAGGAACTAATCAAAACAATCCGATCGGAACAACGACTTCGGTTACTGATAATAACACTAATACTGGTTTCGTTGTTAAAGCAGATACGAAATCAACCACTATCAACGACTTCCTGATTTATGATTTTTCTACGCCTCAGACTATCGACAGGTATAAGTTGCATATTGAAAATCCGAATAATCAGCCTCTTTACTTTGCTTTCTACGATTCTAAGGCAACATCGTTAACGGTTATAAGTAGTGTTCCCGGTGACGATGGAATATATGAGTTGCCTGCTAGAGTAAACAACGTAAGTAAGGTTTTCATTTGGAATAATAACAAATACGATATTAAGGTTCTTGAATGGGATCTTTACGAGGATAGTGTTCCTGCAACTCCACTAAACCTGACTGCGTTTCCGAATGATACACAGATAGAGTTGACATGGGATCCGGCTACCACTGAAAGCAGCTATGTGCTGTATAGAAGTCTGACACCTGGAGGACCTTATACATCAATAGCGACAGTGTCAACCAGCACATACAGCGATTACAACGTTGCGAGAGGCACTACATATTACTATGTAGTTTGCGCAACCGTTGGTGGTGTGGCGTCTGATTACTCAAATGAAGCTTCGGCGACACTACCAACACCAACACCAACACCAACAGCAACAGCAACACCAACACCAACACCAACACCAACAGCAACACCAGCACCAACAGCAACACCAGCACCAACAGTAACCCCGTCTCCAACTCCAGAACAGCCAACAGGAGACCGTGCAATCCTGGTCGTGACGATGAACACCGGTCTTGAAAAGGAATTCGACCTAAGTATGGAAGAAGTGAATTCCTTCATTACTTGGTATGAGAATAAGCAAGCCGGCACAGGGAAGGCATCTTATGCCATTGATAAGCACAGCAATAACAAAGGCCCATTCACCAGCCGGAAGGATTACGTGATATTCGATAAGATACTTACCTTCTGTGTGGATGAATATTCTGCGAAATAGCATTTACACATTGTTCTAGCCAAGCTAAAATAGATTTAACGGAAGTACTGTACCCTGCCAATTTCGGCGGGGTATTTTCATAAGGGGTGATTGTTTGATGATTACATATAAAGTCCTGGAGAGTGATACGGACTTCCTGACGGCTGCCTTATCACAATATAAGGTATCTGTATGGTTCCGGCCAGAAGGTGATCTTGAAGCCCGTATAATGGACTACGGCGGTATTGTTGAAGGATACTCTCCAGAGAGTGTGAAGATTGCTGGTGGTCGGTTTATCCGGGAACGATTTGAATTTAGAGCATACATAAAATAACCCGCCGGGCGTGTGCCTGACGAGTTTATTTTTATCCGATATCTTCAAGCAATTCTTTAGAATTATTACGTACATTCCCTACTGCCGAAGGAACTTTGTAAGCCTTCATTTTTGATGCATCGTAAGGATTCAGCAGTTTTAATAACGACTCAACATCGTCATTGTCTCTCCCCAACCAATCTGCCTCATCCTCCGGCCGGAGAATCACCGGCATGCGGTCATGTATATCCGCCATCAGACTGTTCGGAGTAGTGGTGATGATAGTGCAGGTGCTCAGTTTATTCCCTTCGAGATCTTCCCAGGTGTCATAAAGTCCAGCAAAGGAAAATATGCCGCCATCACTTAAGAGAATACGAAACGGCTGTTTGCTGGTGCCGTCCTTTTTCCACTCATAAAATCCGTCTGCAGGAATAATGCAGCGCTTTGATTTAAGTAGCCGTTTAAAGGCGGGCTTCTCCGCCACTGTCTCTGCCCGAGCATTGATCATCTTATTGCCGATCTTATCGTCCTTGGCCCACACAGGCACCAGCCCCCAACGCAGTTCCCCCAATCTGCTTTCCTCGTCACTGCCGATTACAGCCGGGATATTATGCATAGGTGCGACATTATAGTTTGGTTTAAAAACGGATATTTTGCTGTCATCAATCAGATAACGGGTCAACAATTCTTCCAGCGTGACCGTGATTGTAAAGCGTCCACACATATAATCAACCTCCAAATAAGGGTGTCTCTATAACTTTTAAAACTACAATTTATTTCATGAGAAGTTAATCTATTAAAAAATTATACAACTCTTCAAAAGTCTCTTTAGGCGCCTCTTCTGCTAAATAATGTCCGCAATTTATTCCACGCCCCTCTACTTCTTCAGCCCAATCTCGCCAAATCGACAATACATCATACCATTTTGGGAGTTCGCCCTGATCACTCCATAAAGCTAGAACGGGACATGCAATTTTATTGATTCCTCGATCAGCCTCATCTAATTGAAAATCGATAGAAGCACCAGCTCGATAGTCCTCACACATTGCATGAATCGTTCCTGGCTGATGAATACAACGTAAATAATCGTCTAAGGCTTCAGGGTGGAAAATACTTCTGTCTCCTCGAAAGTAAAAATCGTCCGGATTTTGGCCAATCAATTTTTCAGGAAGATCGAAAGGTTGTGCTAGAAAGAACCAGTGCCAGAACCCAAGGGCAAATTCTTTATCTGTGCGTCTAAGGGCTTCTCCTGTTGGAATAATATCAAGGACAGCTAGCTTTGTGATGACTTCAGGAAAATCGAGAGCTAGACGATAGGCACATCTCCCCCCTCTGTCATGACCAACAACTGAAAATTGTTTAAATCCTAACTCTTTCATAATTGCAATTTGATCTCTGGCCATAGCTCGTTTGGAATAAGGATAATGATCATTTGTTGTTTGAGGTTTAGAACTATCACCATATCCTCTTAAATCAGGCATAACTACCGTAAATTTTTTTGCCAGAAGCGGGGCAATGTGATGCCACATCATATGCGTTTGAGGATGACCATGCAAAAGAAGTAGCGGAGGTCCTTCTCCGCCGTGCCGTAAGCGGATCTTCACTTCACCAGTATCAACTGATTTTAGTTGAAAGTTTTCGAATAGCATCTTCTTTTCCTCCTTGTTTTATAGCCCCTTATCCAAAGTTACCCATAGAAGCGTTTTTTAATCTTCCAATAAGGGGATTTAATGAAGGAATGGTTTACATATGACCGCTTATCGGTATCAGATTATAAATTCTTCAAACACTGGAGTCCGCAGCAATCCGGATTTGGTCCAGTTCCTCATTCTTACCTTGGCGCGTAGCCGGGGCTCCAGATGTACAAACTCTTTATCCTCGTCTTTTACGAGTTGCGGGGCCACACCTCTAAATGCCTGCTTATGCAACGGCGATGCCCCGAGCTCAATAATCCCAGCTGGCCGCAGCTTACCGGACGTACCGGACGGGACCGCAGCAAGCCACCCAAATTCATGCTTACGATATCCCGTGATATAAACCTCTACATAGGTCCAGTTGATTACCTTCTGCCAGGCATGCGATCTGCGGCCAGTCTCATATAGGCTATTCTTTCGCTTACCAACAATACCCTCCATGCCGCGAGCCTTGATCTGTTCAAACAATGCCTCGCCTGCACCATCCACGTGCGGCACCACGCCGTAACTTCCAGAAGGTAGGGATAATCCTGCCAGTATCTCTTTTCGGCGCAGGAGAGGTAGCCCACGCAGGTCCTGACCTTTGTACTGCAAGATATCAAAGATGGCGTAATAGGCTGGGAGGGTGGTTATTAGTTTTAGGATCTTGTTTGCCCGGCGGGATTGAAACCGGCTCATGACAGCCTCGAAATCTGATACGCCGGTTGCAGGATCAACACAGGCGACCTCACCGTCGAGGATTATATCGTCGGAGAACGGCAACTGAAGCTCGGGGTACTGCCGGGTGCAGTCATTATTGTGGCGGGTGTACAATCTGATCTTCCCATCCTGTTGCGAATAGATCAGCCGGTGACCATCAATCTTTGGCTCATATATAAAATCGCTGTGGCTAAACGGCCTCGGTGCCGTCTGCAGCAGCATAGGGGATATAAACATAGTTTCACCTCTACTTAAGTATAATCTCTGCTACGGCAGGAGAGAGCAGGTAAGTGTTGGGACGGACTGTTTGAGATTACCATTGCTTAAAATCCAAAAAGGTGGTTATAATACAAACAAATGTTCTTATTTTGGAGGCGATGAAGATGAAAATGACAGTAGGGCAAACCATCGAAATCGTATATATAGACAAAGCGGGCAATATTACACAACGGAAGATAGAGGTTAAGGGAATCCGTAACGGCCGTATTCGGGCAACCTGCCTTTCCACCGGCGCACCGAGGATATTCCTTGCTGCAAATATCTTGGCTTGGCAGGTCGTAAAGAGAGGTGTTGTAGCTTGAAGCCCTTAACAAAAAGACAGAATGCAGCATTGCAGGCAATTATCAAACTGACAGAAGATCAAGGATATCCGCCAACCGTACGCGAAATCATGAAGGAAATCGGCCTTACATCCAGTTCGACGGCGCAAGGGCTGCTGGATAAGTTGGAGTCAAAAGGGTACATCAAACGACATGGGAATACCCCGCGTGCGTTGAAGGTGTTGCGCCATGCTTGAGGATACCCACGTAAGCTGCTGCGGATCATATCTCAGTATCAATATCACTTCAGGCGGATGCCGACGGTCAAGGAGTTAAGGAGATTGAGCGGGCGGCGGTCAGCGGATATTATAAAGGGGTTTAAAATAATGGCTGCCGAAAATTACATAACATGGAGTCCGTCTCAGCCTATCGAGACAGCCGTCTTTGTTGAGGGGTGGGAAGGAATGTACCTTATGACATCTCTCCGCAACGGGGCATACAGAGCGGCAGGGGCGGCACTAACATAGATTACTGGCTTTATCATTAAGGAGGGGTCACCGTGTCCAAATTGGAGGGCAACGAGCGGTGGAAAACAAAAATGATTATGACCGAACATGTCGAGCAGTACGAGGAGCAGCAGCGTGATACAAGTAAAATGATAACGATTGAAGAAAGGACGATGGTCCGCGACTTCATCTTGCTCCCATACATAGACACCATGGTAAGCAAAAGCCTCAAGGAGACCGAGCACTCCGGCAACATTCTGAAACGCGCCCATTCGATGGCCGGGCAAGCCATCCAGCGCCGGATCATGCAGGATACCTACCAGTTGCAAAAAGAGCTGAAGCAGCGGAATATCAAGGTACTGGCAGATGAACAGGACGAATTTATCCTATACCACAAAGTCTTTTGCCGGGGTTACCAGGAGCGGTTTGGATTGACGAGGGATGTTATGCGTACCGAGATCAGCTTAAGGCTTACTCGGTATACTGCTGATCTGGGCGAGGCATTACGGGGGCAATTATGAGCATAACCCCTGCTGGCCGAATTGGCTTACAGGGGCTTAGGCATTAAATCTTAAATTCTTCCCGCTCTGGGGGCATCGGCTCTCAGCAAAATCTAATCTCGTGGCCAGGAGTGATCCGCACGGGAAGTACCAGCTTCAGTTCATTCTATTTATAATCTTGGAGCCCTTCCCGTCAGCCGTAGGGCTTCTTCGCGTGTATGCAACTCAGTTAGCCATTCATCATCATGTGTGGCCATTGCAAAGCGCGTGAGCTGCTGCAGCTTGAGAGTGTCCCAGCAGTACCGGGCATTGATGTGGAGGCACTGAATCAGCTCCGGGCCATGCTCCAT